CAATTTTCATGCAGCGTGGCTTCACGATCAAAGAAGGTCAAGATGACCTCAAGGATTACGTGTATGAAGCCGCAAACGACTTGATCCGCGCGCGAGACGAGGAAGCCCGCGCCCTTCTAGCCGATGGCGGCAAGGGTGAGGCGCAACCGATCGACATTCTGCTTGATCGGCTTAAAAGCGGAGGCGATTACACGACGCCACTCACCACCCCGCAAGCCGAGTGCGCACCGCGTGAGGCGCAGCCGATCTATCAATATTCCAGCGGGTATGGTTGGGTGGATTGCAGCGAATCAGATTACGAAAAGATGCAAAACCCTAAGTGGCGACGCATTGTCTACGCCGCCCCTACGCCTGAGCGTGCGGACTTGTCGCCCGAGGCGCGAGCGTTCTACGCAAGACATGAAACACGGATGGGCCGATGCGGTCCTGTCGCGCCTGAGCGTGCGGACGCCGACACAGCGGGGGCGAATCCCGGATGGCTGCATGTGGACGAAGTTAAAGCGCTCTGCCGCGACTTTTCCTCACGCACTGGCAATGTGTATATCAAGGACGTTGAGTCCGCGCTCGATGGTCTGGCGGCTCTACCTTCTGCTGATCCGACATATCCCGCGAGTGAGCGTGCGGACGCCGGGAAGGATGCGGCGCGGTATCGGTGGATACTGGAAAACGCTGACGTTCTTTTTAAGCGCGCAGAGTTTTTCAACGGGATTTACTCGCACTATCCGGCGACTCATGAGGTAAGCGAAGCAATCGACGCCGCAATCCTAGCCGCGAACAAGGAGCCGAAATGAGTTTTCAACCGATGATGCAGTGCCCAAAGTGCCAGCGATGGTTGCATAGCTGGGCGACTTATTGCCCGAATTGTCGGGCGGCTGAGAAGCGAGAACAGAATGTCCCTACTCGATAGTCTTAAATTCGTGAAAGGCGGGGTGGCGCGCAAGGATTTGGCGCCCGTGCTCAATCATTTCCGCATTCAGGACGGCGTGATTAGCGGGTCCAATGGCAATATCACCCTTAGCGCCCCCATTGCCCTATCGCTTAATTGTCAGCCAAAAGCGCAGCCTTTCACGAAGGCTATCGAAATCTGCGAAAGCATGGATGCGGTGCCGACGCTCTCGCTGACCAAGGCGGGCAAGCTGACGGTCGCTGCTGGTAAATTTCGTGTCCACATTGATTGTTGGCCCGAAGATTGGCCGATGGGTCAGCCAGAAGGACAAGAGGTTGCGATCCAGCCCGAAATGATGGAAGCGTTTAAAGTGCTGGCGCCGCTGATTGGCGAGGATGCCAGCCGACCGTGGGCGCGCGGTATCCTGCTACGTGACGGATCGGCATTTGCGACCAACAATGTGGTCATCGGCCAATACTGGGTGAATTGCACTTTGCCCTTCGATATGAACATTCCAGAGGAATGCATTCGTGAGCTACTCAGAGTTAAAGGCGAGCCGCCTATTAGAATGCGGGCTACTGACCGATCTGTGGCTTTCATCTACGAAGATGGCAGATATGTACAGTCCCAGCTTCTGTCAACCGAATGGCCCAATGTCGGACCAGTATTGGATCGACAGTGTGCGCCTATGGGACTCCCTGACGGATTCTTTCTTAGCCTCGCAAACCTCAGCCCCTATGTTGACGCAGCAAGACGAGTCTATTTTACTGGATCGGGAATTGCGACACATTTATCGGAAGGGGAAGGGGCCGCGATTGCATTTGGTGAAGACGGTGGAATTCTCCATAAGGGTGTATACAATCTCGACCTGCTCCGCTGTTTGGATGGATTGGTTGCTTCGGTCGACTGGTCCCTATATCCCGCGCCCGCCTTATTCTTTGGCCCAAACACCGATGCGGGCTTTCCTGTATTTCGCGGGGCAATTGTTGGAATGAAGGCAGACGCACTATGACAATCTTGCTCTGGATTTTTGGCGTCCAACTCGCTATACTTCTAACATACCTCGCTTGGGCGATATTGAGAAAATGAATAAACTATCTGATTTCGAGTACAGTATTGTTTCTGGCAAATTATATTTGCGAGGAAAATTGTACATCGGAGTCAGATGGGGCAAGTATTTAGGAGTTGAATGCGAGGGAAAGACGCACGCTATGCATCGGTTCGTTTGGTTTTTAATCACCGGCGAGTGGCCCAAAGATGATATTGACCATGTCAATCGGGATAAGCATTGCAACGCTTGGGTTAATCTGCGTGAAGCAACTCGCGCAGAGAATTGCCAAAATCGAATTGAGAACTGTAACAATTTACTGAAAGTAAAAGGCGTGCGCCAGTTGCCTTCGGGTAACTATGATGCCCGCATAACATTGGAAGGAATAACCTATCAGTTGGGTACTTTCGGATCAATCGAAGAAGCCCGAAACGCTCGTCGTCAAGCTGAAAAGGACTTGTTTACTCATGCGATTTGATATTTCAGGTTTATTTTGGAACGATGTCAAACCCCCTAAAATTTCCAAGGCCAAGGACAAGGTTCAGCGAACGCCGCCGGACCCCGTCTGGCTGCGCGACGACTATTTACCGCACCTTGACGAGGCGGGTTCCTTTCAACCCGATCTATTCAGTGACGAGGAGTTGGTCCAAGCAAGCTTACGCGGCGAACGTCTCGTATGGGATATTGAGTCATACCCCAATTTTTTCTCAATCGGTTTTCAATCAATCGTTAGCGGGAAAAGTCTCGTATTCAAATCGACTGACGCAACGCCGGACTTCGACAAACGCAAACTCGATTGGGTGCTTCGTAATTTCGTGCTTATCGACTTTAACGGTGAGCATTATGACCGTCACATTGCAAACATCGCTGTAAAGCCGGGGACGGATTGTAGCCACATGTATATGGCTACGCGGCGGATCATTGAATTCGGGGAACGGGGCTGGCAAGTTTGCCGGGCGATGGGCGCGAAGAAAATCTACATCGACCATATCGACTTGATCGAATTGACTCCGCTTGCGCCTTCGCTTAAAACGATGGCGGGCCGAATCGGGTCACCGATGATGATGGACCTTCCGTTTAAGCCGGGTACATTCCTGAGCGAGCCGCAGCAGATTATCACGATGTGGTATATGTTCAATGACTTGCGGAATACTCAGTTGCTCTATCTGGCACATTTGGAAAACATCGAGTTGCGCGAAGAGTTCGGCAAGCTTTACGGGATCGACTTGCGCAGCAAAAGCGATGCGCAGATGGCAGAGGCTATTTTCCGGGCTGAGTTCCATAAGCGGACCGGGCGCTATGCAGAGCCGCCGCAGATTCGACCGGGGCACAAGTTTCAGTTTGATATGCCGCATTGGGTACGCTTTCTGACGCTCGACCTTCAATGGGTCAAGCAAACGATCGAAAATGCTTGGTTCGAGATTGAAGAAACCGGTTATGTCAAGATGCCGGAAGGGCTGGCGAATCTGGTTATTCCTATCGGCAACATGAAGTACAAGATGGGGATTGGCGGGTTACACTCGCAAGAAGAAACGATTGCCCACTATGCGGGAACAGAATTCATGCTGCGCGACCATGACGTTGCTTCGTATTACCCTAAGCTGATTCTCGGGTCTGGCAAGTATCCGCCCGCCATTGGCTCTATGTTCGTCCCGCTCTATGGGGGCATCGTCGATATGCGGTTGGCGGCGAAGGCGGCGAAGGAAATGGTTAAAGCAAACGGGCTGAAGATTGTCGTCAACGGCTCGTTCGGTAAGACAATGGACCCTTGGTCGGTACTCTATTGCCCGGAACTCGGCATGCAGACCACTATCAGCGGGCAGCTTGCGCTGTTGATGATGATCGAACGCGCACATATTGCCGGGTTCGAAATCACCAATGCAAATACGGACGGTGTTGTTATCAAGTGCCGCAAGGATCAGGAAGCGGAACTAAAAGCGGTCGTCAAGCAATGGGAAGCGGAGACCGGGCTGGAAATGGAAGCTACTGACTATGTGGCTACCTTCAGCCGGGACGTCAATAATTACATCGCGGTGAAAGCAGATGGAAAAGTCAAGTCAAAGGGTGTTTACGGCGAAACGACCATTAAAAAGAACCCGCAGATGGAAATCTGTAGCGACGCAGTATCCGCTTTCGTCAGCAAAGGTACACCGATTCAAGACACTATACTCGCTTGCCGGGATATCAACAAGTTCGTTTCGGTGCGTAATGTCCGTGGCGGCTGCGCGAAGGTATATCCGGAAAGAACGGAGTATGTGGGTAAGGTCGCGCGCTGGTACTATCCAAAGGATGAAGCCGGGGAAATTGTTACGGTTTCCAAGGGGCATCTTGTGCCGACTACCGAAGGGGCGCGTCCGATTATGCGATACTCGGAATTTCCTGACGACGTGGATTATGAGAAGTATATCGCAGTAGCAACAGAGCAACTAGCCCAATTGGGCGTCACCCTCACCTAGCCACAATGGAGTAGTTATGAAATACAGCGAACTGAATCAAGCCTTTCCGCACCCGGACGCAATCGACGTTGAAGCGAGTGTCGATATTCTGGTGCAAGCCTGCCATATTGCCGCCGCAAAATGGTGGCTCGACATTGAAACGGGCCAACCGCTGAAGCGCAATGTCGGCGAAATGTTGATGTTGGTGGTTTCGGAAATCGCTGAAGCGATGGAAGGCGACCGGAAAGACAAGATGGATGAACATTTGCCGCACCGCAAGTCGATTGAAGTCGAACTGGCCGATGCGATCATTCGTATTTGTGACATCGGTGGCGGGCTGAATCTGGACCTTGGCGGGGCGCTGGTCGAAAAGATGGCCTACAATGCAAAACGCGCCGATCATAAAGTCGAGAATCGGCGCGCAGAGGGCGGTAAGAAGTATTAAGAACCGCCTTTGTAGATAGGCTGGTCGGCGGGGGCTGGGTCAACGGTCACCGCCGCATTCGTCTGAACAGTCGTCGTATTGTCGGGCGTAGTAACCGATCCCGGCGTGACGGCAAACGCGGTAATAGCTTGGTTCTGCGCGGTCGCTTCCTTCGTCATCCCGAAATAGAAACCATACACCTGTTTCAATTCGCTAATGACGTAGCCGATCAGAGTACCAACGGTCAACGCCGCGGTAGTGTCTTTAATGATGGCTTCAGAATAACCGCTCAGAATAGCCCAAACGATATATGCTGACAAAAGAAGAATTCCCAACGCCAGCGCAGGTCGCATTAAGTCGCGCGGCTGTTGCGCTGCTAGTTTCCGCGCGCTATCTCGATCTGACGCTTCCGCTGCATATTGCGCGTTACTGGCAGATAGCCGATTGGCTTCCGCCGTCACCGACAGCTGTTGTAGCTGTACCCGATTATTTGCTTCAATCTCCTGAAGCTTTACATACGCATCTGGGTTCTGTAAGAGCGCCGTGGAAACGCTGTCCGGGTCATTAGAAACACCTAGTCCAGCAGCGATCAGTCCGCCAACCGCAGCCCCAGCGGGGCCGCCCACGAGCGTGCCAAGGATTGGGGCTGCCTTGCCAATGATTCCCTTTAGGTCTGACCAATTCACGATGACTCTCCCGCAATTTGGAGATTAGCGCCGACTCGATTCGTCCAACCTTTGCCGAACGTATCCCATTGCCCAAGGGTCGGATAGAACTTCGTGCGCTGGCTAAGGAAGCGAAAGACCACCTGATACCAGAGCATCGAGTTGACTGCGCGAATCGTGTTCGGACCAATGGCACCATCAGCAGGAGAAGCAGATGCGCGCTGTAGCCACAAAATGGCTTGTCGGGTTCCGTGATTGTACGCTGCATCGAAGACCTGCCACGCAATATTCGGGTCCATCTGATCGCATAGACATTTGTCCCAATATTCGTGCTTGGCGATTTGCTTGGCGGTCTCGCGGGGCATCGCTTTCATATCACCGGTATAACCATTAGCGACAGCCACATTCTTCGTGATACCCCACATCGTTTCGCCACCCGGGTCTCGGGGATTGTTCGAATAGCCGCCTTCGTTGCCGATCAGGTGATCGAACGCGTCATTGTAGTCTTTCACTTGATTCTCCCACCAGCCCAAGGTTTCGGCGTCACTGCCGTCGGTTGCGTCGCGTTATCTAGCTTCTTGCTCACTTCCTGACCGGTGACCTCTGCGGACTTAGCCGCGGTCGCTGCCCGGTTGGCTGCATCAGTTGCCGCTTGCGCCGCAGCAGTGGCCGCCCGGAATTGTGCCGAGCGCTCAGCCGCCCCTTTCTCGACCAGCCGATACAATTGCTTATTCTGCTCAATGAGGGTAGCAACCTGCGCGTCACGAAGCTTATCGTAACTCTGATAGTTGGCGAGCGTATGCCGCTGCTGTTCGATGCATTGGTTCCGCTCGTCGACCCTTGCAAGTCGGATGCGCTCTACCAATGTGGCTACAATTCCACCGTCTTCATACCCACGAACGACATAGCCCACCATTGCGGCGCTGCAAACAATCAGCACGCCGCCTAGTGGGCCATCAATGTGATGCCAAATTTTGCGAAGCTTTTCACGTACCATTGGTTTCAAACCCCTTCGATTGCATAGTGGCGCGGAGTTGTTTGACCTCGGTGCGTAGCTGAAAGATTTCGTCTTTTAGCTGTTCGCGTAGTTCTCTGTCTTTATCTCTTTCGTCAAACCATGCATCCCGATCCTTGTCGTGCGCATCACGCGCCTCACGCAATTCCATTTCAGCCGCCTTACGAAGTATTCGTTCTTCGGCAAGTTCCTTCTTGGTTTGATCGTGGGCGGAGACTTCATTCCGGTACAGAGAGCTTTCTTGTTTCTCTCTATTGAACCAAGAATAGATAAGTCGCAAGCCGTAGGTGCCTACAGCCCCGCCACCGATCAGTTTTGCGATGCCGTCAACGTCCAATTTCTAGACCCTCGTAGGTGCCCCATTGATGCTGTGGCTACATGTTGTTGCTCCAGATTATAACGGTTTCTACTAAATATTGTTACTTTAATCTGTTGTAAGAAAAAGTTGCCGAATTTTCCAGAACTTCAACACCGCGGGGGTAAAAGCGAGGGGGCTGCGTAATTCCGGACCCCAAGGTATGCTAGACCAGCTACGTGTGCCATCAAGCGCAGTGATCCATTGGTGCGAGACTTTCCAGCCTAGCTTTAGTCTACCGAGGGAACCACCATACATGATGCAAAAATAACCATCGGTCGAATGTGCGATGAATAACGATTCGATGCCGATTTGCTTATCGCAAGATACGGTCCACTCGCTGGCCACAAAGGGGATACCTAGCGGCCAATAGCAGAATCCATAAGCCGGATTGCGCCAGAGCCATTTGGTGCGATTCCACCAGCGAGAGCCAGCCGGATCGAAGCCCGGGTACCCATCGCGCACGCCCGCATCTAGTGGTGCATCGAAAGTCTGAAACCAGCAAAGCCAGTTCGGGAGGTAGCCGTCTTCTTTACAGAATAAGGTGACCACCGGAGCTAGCAAATATGCCAAACCAGTGAACAAAAGGTTGATGAACGCCAGATAGGCATATTCGCCATATTTCATTTCAAGTACCTGCGGGATAAGCGGGGCGGGTGGGAAGCGGCTGAGTCGGGTCGCCCGAGGTCGCGCTAACGATGACCCGAAGGGCGGCCCGATAGGCTTTCCAATCGGCAGGAACAGGCACTCCATTTTCCATGCAGCGGATTACGGTATTGTCGCTGGAATCCAGCGCTGCGCGGGCTTGGTTCTGATACTGAAGCCACGCAGCGTCAAATTCGGGTACAAACGGAGGCGCGACATTTCCAGCGGCAACCCAGTCGAGATACTCCGCGTAATCGCGATTTGCCGGGTCAGGCGGAATGGTTGCGCCATCATCGCGAATCACATAGTCGTCGGAGCGGAGAAGATATTTGTCAGCCATGATGTTCCTTTTAGAGCCGGGCGTCAGCCACCCAAGAGTATTGATAGATACCGAGATTTGTTGCGTTCGCTAGAGCGCTGACAAATACTCCATCATTATAAGCGCCAGCCAAAGCGACGGTAGTCGGAAATGACGTCGGGCTTCCGGATTGCGCCGCCGTTACCGTCGGAGTTGCGCGCTTAGTGACTTTGAAGTAGGCGTTTGAAAAATAGGTGCCTCCTGATGTAACATTTCCAGAGAATACGCCAAGCATCGCATTAGTTTCATAGTAGCGCTGTACCCGGGCCAATTCGGCCTCGCCGCCACGATACTCGAATGCTGTCGGAGCGCCACCGTTGCCCGTATTATCGCTTGACGCTTGCGGCGAACAAACTTCAATTTGCCAGCAGGCGTCATTGAGCGTATAAGTAATTCCGGGCGGTAGATCGAGTGTGAAGTTGGTAGAATGCGAAGGGATTGTTCCGAGCGTTTTTCCACTGATGCTGGGTAAATCAATACGAACCGAGAAGCGCCGCACGGTTGAAGTCACAGCCCAATTGACCGCGACCGGAATCTCAACTGATGCCGAAGGCGAACCACCCGTCCCGAAGGTTTGGCTTGCGCGAACCTGCGTGATGGTGATTGGAACAGTGGACCATAGCCACATGGAAAGCGTGACCGATGACCCTTCCACCGTGTTTACGTCTTCAACCTTCACCGAAAGTTGGGGACTTGTTCTGGCAGCCACAGTACCAGTCGAAGCGGTCGATTGAACGTGCTGACCCAAATAGCGCGCAACCTTTGGCAATCCCAATCTCGAACCGGCAGCAGGAGCAAACGCGGTAGACCCGTAAGTCCCGACGCCGCCCGAGCCGCACGAGTTTATGTACATCACGTTCGGCCCATATAAAGGGGACGAAGTTATCGCTTGCGGGCTACCTGAAGTCCAAATCTCTTTATTTGGATCGACAACTAAATTTCGATTGGAATACTGATTGAAGTCGAATAGATCGACCAAGCGAGCGAGAAGGTTTGCCGCAACGGTCATGATAGCTCCGCGTCAAGGGTGATACCACCGGGGACGCTCGCAAGAGCATATCCGCTACCGGATATGGTTATCTGCAGTCGCAGCGCAGCATTGTTTATCGCCGTCACGGCATAGCCTGACGCGTTGCCATAACTGACGGTCCCGAACGATACCGTGGGGTTTGCTCGCATAGGCTTTATTGGAACGTCGGTGTAAACTGGATTCCCGGCGGAGTTATTGTTATTCACCAATGTGGTTAATACCTGCTGATAATACCGCGAACAAGCATCACTCTCAGTCGCATACGGTCGCCTATCATACGGCGTCGCAATGACGCCTTCTTCGAGTTGCATTTCCGTAGCGCAGATATAGTTGCTGGTTGATGTGCTCCAGTCAACAGTTCCTGTTGCACTCATGAAAGCGCCCGAGACCCATGCGTTTGGATTCGCTGCCATTTGAAAAGTGCCACGATTCAGTCCGCCGATCTGATAGTGCAACCCAGCAGCGCTGTTGCGCGGGATATTGGCGGCTGCGGGCGGCTGCGGGATCGGGATGACGATTCGCTGACCAACATCAGCGACTGCATAGTTGAACGAAGTGACGAATGAATGCGTGAATGCAGAGTCAGCAAGCGCAAACGTATAATTGCCCGGAAGTTTTGCAATGAACAGAAAGGATGCAATCATCGGTTTGTAAAGCAAGTCGTAACAATGCACTCCTTCGATCGGTTGCCGAATTCCTGCCCACAAGTTGGTCCCTGCGAAGCTGATACCCGCCGTTGAGACGGGCGCTTGCAAGATCGATGAAATGTTCAGCGCGTTAAGGGCGTTCTGACTTTGACTGAACGATCCCCCTGCCGAGTTTTGCATAAAGAATCTGTCGGGGCCACCGTAGCCCAGCGCATTAACGCCAGCAGTTGTTGCCAGCGTTAAGCTGGCGCCGCGCTGGGCAATATCGCACGCGCCGTTGATTATTCGGTTGCGCCCGGAAAGGTATGCCGCGGCTGCGGTTTGAACTGCATTTGTCATTTATTGCTCCGCATTGCAGGTGTAGGTGAATCCAACATAGCCGCCCGACCCAGTCGTCGTATACTGAGCGCCCCACGAGTCAGGGTACACCCCGTTGACGTTTAAGCTCGCGGCAGAACTGTACGCGACGCTATTCAATGTTACGGTGGCAGATGCGCGCATCTGTGTCCGGAAAGGCATATTCTGGATTTGCGTTCCGATCCCGGAACCCTGTAGCACTGCCGATCCTGCGGAATACCAACGCTGGCACCGGAGGAGCGTTTCGCCATAAGGACGGATTTCGAACGGCGTCGCGACCGGCCCCAATTCCATTTGCATTCCGGCATTTACGAAAAGGTCGGAAGCGCCCGCCGTTCCGGAAGGTGCGACTGACCACAGTAGCGCAAGCTGACTGGCGTTAGAAGGAATAGTGAATGTGTGCGAGTAACGCGTCCATTGGCTTATCGGACCGGAACTGCTGAGCGTGACATTCTTGGTCGTCAGCAGCGTTTGCCCAGTAAAACCGGAGAGTATATTGCCATCAGACCCGGTCCCATAATACACGGACAATCCTTGCCCAGCACCATTAAACCCATTTTGACCAAACGCATACCATGAGACGGTAACCTGACGACCCGCCAACTGTCTGACGTCGAGCGATTCAAGGCCATGCGATATCGTCATCGGCTGCGTGCTAGTATCGCCGTTATTCCGCTGGAATGAGCATCCGAACGGAATCCCGATAGATGCCAGAGCGATGCCGCCGATTAGAGCTACACCATACCCACCGGCATATCCGCCGCGATACGCCTGCCATCTGTCCGCCGTATAGGCTGTCGACGGGCTGACGGCGGTCGCGGCGAATGAGCTGCCGCGCTGCCATACGATGAAGTTGCCGTTCAGAATCCAGTTCTTTAGGCCGGGCGCACTCGTCCCCTGAATCGTTCCGTCCGCGAAGGTCAGCGGCCCAGTTAGAACTGGATTACTCTGTGAAATGGCGTTCGCGTAGGTGATCGGATTGAGAAGCTGTACCTCGTACTGAGTCACCCCATCGCCAGCGAAGCCAATGAATATGATGTTCGCACCATCGACCGCGGTATAATCGACGCCCGGCACCAGCCGTGAGCCGTTGCGGTACAGGAATGCGAATCCGGGAATGTAGGTGATAGCGATCCCGGTCGCACCGAACGTGGGCGTGCTCAGCGAGCTAGACGGCGCATAAGCGGTCGAAGGATTATAGACCGATCCAGTCAGGACTTCGAAGTTATCAAGATTGGCGACCGGCGTCAGCAACGTCACATGGATATTGTCGCCGGGCAGCGTGAAATCGATATTCTTTGTCAGGCGCGCGCCGTTCTTGAAAATCGAGATATTCGGGTCGGTATAGCCGGGGGTCGTCAGCGAGGTCGCGCCTAGCGAGGTATTCCCGATAGCCACAGAGAATACGGTCGATACCGGAGCGGTTGCTTGGGTCGCCGTGGTCTGGATCGATCCGTCAGGGAATCGAATGCCGGTATCGAAAGTCGGTTGGAACTTGTTCGAGTACCAGCCAAGCTTCCATTTGCTGATGCCGTCCGAATACCAGAAGTAGGTATCGTTATTCTGCGTCGTATAGGGGAACGTCAGGTCGGCCGTATCGCCAGCCTGAAGCGCCAGACTGGCCGCAGCCGCGCCCGCGATGTTCGCATAGCCGAAGCCCGAGCCAGCCGGAAAGGTGTTAGCCTTCGGGAATGTGGTTACCGATGCGGCAGACTGGGTGACTATCGCGCCCAAATGGCTGATAGTCAACGTCTGATTTCCGCTGAAGGGGAACACCGCGGAGAAGGCCATACCAGCAGCCGCCGAGGTCGCGAAGACGCCGGTCGAGTCGCTGAATAGCGTCGAGGCTTTCCCTTGAATAACCGTCGCGCTCGGGGTTTGCCCCGCCGCTTTGATGGTCAGCGAAAAGGCGCCGGTTGTGTTATTCTGGACGACGAAGTTATGCGGGACCGCCGGAAAGGTGACCGTTCGGTTGCCAGTAAGCGTACCGGTGAAGCGAAAGATACCATTGTTCGCTTGAGTCGTCGTCAGAGTCACATCAGCCGCGCCGACTCCAAGCACCAGTTCGCCGTTGATCGACTGCGCCGAGTTAGCCGCATCTGAAGCACTACCAGCCGCCGCGGTAGCCGATCCAGCCGCCGCGCTTGCACTCGTTGCCGCAGCCGATGCCGAACCCGCCGCCGCGTTTTGCGAGACTAGGGACGCTGCCGCGCTTGCAGCCGAAGCATCTGCGCTAGTTTGCGATGCTGCCGCCGCATTGCCTGCATTGGTTTCGGATATCTGCGCATTCGTGGCAGAGGTTGCAGCGCTCCCAGCGCTCCCAGCCGCAGCAGTAGCGCTATTGGCCGCATTGCCCGCGCTACCGAGCGCTGACGCCGCGCTCCCAGCAGCCGCAGCCGCAGCATTAGCCGCAGCCGCAGCATTAGCCGCCGAAGCTAGCACATCAGCAGCTGTTTGCGCGTTGGATGACGAAATAAAGGCCCCAAAGACGCCCGCGAGACCCTGTACCCCATCCCCATCCGTCAGTATGATTCGCAGAGTCATAGTTATCCAATCATCGGCGTCTGTGCAACGCGGAAAAAGTCTGGGGGTGAAGCAACAGTTTCCCCGTTTGCCAACTGAAGCGTGAAATCAATGCGCGCTTTGCCTACGGGCCAAGTTGAAGTATCGGGGCAGTGAAGCTCAACGATACCTAGCAGCCTGTCCACATAGAGGACACTCAAATCGCCATACTTGCTGATTCCCTGCGGATCAAATACCGATGCGAGTAGTATGCAGTCCGTCAAATCCTGAACGACGCCGTCATCCTGCATCTGCCCTGTGAACTGGAACGTCGTTCCACGGAAATGAGTGTACATCAGTCCTCCAATAGCGGGCTAATCGGCTCGTCCGGAAGCTGGGGTGAGCGCTTGGCGATGGAATCGACCATGTGCATAAAGCCAGCCGCACCCATCATCTTTTCGTTCAATTCGGTTTGCTGCTGGATTGACTTATTTCGGAAGTCTTCAACCGATGCCTGCACTCCGCGAGTCTGGCGGGCTTGTTCGGTAATCATAACCGGAATCCACTTAATCGCGCAGTCCCAGTGATCCATTGGCTTGCCGGTCTGCGGATTGATACCTTCCAAATGGGCATACCATTGGCAGCCATGTTCGAGGCAAGGCTTTTTAATGAGGGGGCAGAGTATTTTCATTATGCTTTCACGCAGACTACAACGTCAGCGAACTTAACCTGAGGCGTCGTAAATGTATGATTATGGGCTTGGTTGCCACCAGCATAGCCGATATTGGCATAACCAGTCGACAAGTAAATGCCGGTACCCGATCCGTAAATGCCAGCAGATATATTGGTTGCCGATACGTCGGTTGACTTATTCGATCCACCGCCACCTAGCAAGGCAACTCCGCCGATCGTATTACCAGCCTGCACGCTCTGATAGGTAATATTGTGCTGGTGGCCGGGATCGCTGAGCCAGAGACCGTGACCATGACCCGGGTCGTTGACCCCGTGACCATGACCGCCGTCCAAGTGATTGTGGCTAGGCATTTCGCCGGGCGTGATTGCATGTGCACTCACCGCGAAGGTACCGCCGAAGTTCCAAGCACTCCAGCCGACCGAACCGCCGCCGCCCGCACCTGCGCTGAATCGAACTGCCGCGTCTTGTAACGTGGACGACCCATCAACAATCCAGCCAGCGGGCGCGCTAGCTTGCTGAAACACAACTCGGGTTCCAGAAGGAGCACCGAGTGTGCGATTAAGCTGGGCGACCGTTGCCGCAGATTGACCACTGCCGCCGTCTGCAAGGTTGATGATCTGCTGCCCGTTCATATTCAGAGGAACTTGAGCAACGCTCTTGCCATGATACACTTGCGCAATAAACGCCATAGCCGCTTGGATATAGTCGTTCATCTGCGTGCCGACGGTTTCCGATCCGGCGGGTGAGTTCGCGCTGGGAGTTTCGGAAAGCGCCGTAATTACTGACGGTACCGGCATTATGAGTTCCTCGAATTGTATGCTTGCACTGCCCGCTGACCAGCCTTGCCGCTGCTGTTCATCGCTTTCGACTTCAGCGCTTCAACAAATGCTTCGCGCGCCTTCGGCTGATTCTTGTATGACTCAAGTGCATCGGCCAGCTTCTTCGGATTGAGCAACAAGTCAATCGCCGCTTTCTCCGACTTGGCCGCTGCCGCCGCACTCGCCTTCTTCACAACCGCGCCGAGTGCCGCAGCCGGAAGGTGGCCCGCGCCAGCCAGAATACCAAGCCCGGCGCTTCCCGTATGCCCATGCAACAAGCCACCTAGCAAGCCATGCGAACCAATCGCCTGATTAGCGAACGTCTGCGATCCAGCCGCACCAAGCTGAGCATTTGCAGTGGTCGAGCGCTGCAAGTCTGCCAGCAGATTCCCAGTATACTCTTGGGCCGCGCCAGTCAAGCCAGCTTTGCCGAGTGTGTTCTTTGCAGCATTAAAAGTGACATTCGGGACGCCAGAAGCGGAATTGGCCACATTGGTCAACTTATCCAATCCTTCCGACAGCGCTTGCCGCGACGCGAGGTCTTGCCCATAGCCGCTTTGCACGTCGAGAAACTTCTTGTAGCTGGGCGAATGCTCTGCAAGGTATTGCTCAAAAGCTTGCTTAGCCTTGACCGCAGCTTCACCGTCTAGTTGCCCGGTCAGCTTCTTCGCGTTCTCACCAAGCGCCTTGCGCAAAAACTCTTGCCCTTGACCGCTGACGCCGGTCGTGCTATTGACCGAATCTGCTGCCTTCTTAGCGACGTTTTCCAGCGCTGAAAGCTTCTCAGCCGTCAACCGGTCAGCCTGTTGCAACCCGGGCTTTAGTTGCTCGCGTTGAATGCTGGCAAGCGCCTTGACCAGTTCTTTCGGATTAACTTCGCCGGTGAGCGGATTGACGGCGTTCGTCAGTCGCTTCTGAAGCGCCGTCATCTGATCGATAGGTTCAGACGCCTTCATATAGGCATCGTTCGCTTTGCGATAAGCCGGGACATTGTCCGTCAGAAAGCTATGCAACGCGTTCTTAGCTTGGCCCGCGATATCCGAATCGTTCGCGCGCCCAAGACGGCTTGCCTGCGTAGCATCGTCCGAGAGCAAAGCCTTAGCGCCAACCAGCGTTTTTGCGCTGACTGATTGGCTGCCCGGTTCGACCACCTTGAATCCTTGGTTCGCGCCATCATTGCCGAGCACCGGCGCGACCTTCGGCTTGATGGTTGAAAGGCCATCAGGTGCAGCCAGCCCAAGTCGCGTGCGATCATTCTTTGCGGCTGATGCAATTGCGCTACGCACTCCATCGCGCGCCAGCAAGTCAGTTGCATCATTACCTAGCGGTACTTCTCCGCTGATTGCGCCATAGTTCCGGGCCGCTTCTGTCGAGCGCGCCGCGCGGGCCGCTTCCAATTCTGCTTGCGTGCCGGTAACTTGTTCAAGATCATTCGCCAGCCCAGCATTGCGCGTGGCTGCTGCGTCTTCGAAAGCAGTCACGCCTGCGTTCTGCGCGTCGCGCTGAGCTAGATTGATAGCCTTCTGGTATGCAGGTGATTGCATAACCGCGTTTTGCTCGGGGCTGACTGGGGGCAACTCTTTCTGACCAGCCGCGACGCGCTGCGCTTGCTGCTGGGTGAACTGCGCCGCTTCACCTTCAATATCCGGACCAACTACGCCACGGCCGGTATCAATACGGGCTTGCGCATTCGAAGCTTGGCGTGCCGGAAATGCTTCTTGTCCCGTCTCCGTGTTCTGATACTGGCGTTGAGCGCGCGCAATAACCGGGTTGTTAGCCGCTTCAGCAGCCGTCGGCAAGCTGCCGGGAATGATTTCGTCTGAATTGGTGCGAAGCGCATTGATCGTGGAATCAAGTTCGCCACCAAGCTGCCCAGCAAGCTTAGATGCAACCGCATTTTCACCCCCAGTCGCAGAGTTGAGAAGCCGCCTAGCCACAGGTGCAACGGCCGCACTCGCCGCGCCCAACGCTTTGCCGCCAACCACCCCCGCCGCACCCAGTCCAGCCCCTTCGACAGTAGCCGGGAGAATTGGCTGGTTGTTCAGTGCCGCATTACCCGCACCGTATTCGGCACCGACCGCGATCTGCGGAAGCAGTTCCGGGCCAGCGACCAGCGCAGGGGCGACCGCGCCTGTGATATTACCAGCCGTCCGTGCCCAATTGTGGCTACCTGCTGCCTCGTCGGCTTGATGCGTCAGGTCCGTATTTCCTTGTTGCGCATCATTCACGAGCCAGTCACCGGCTTGCTGGGCGCCGATAGCTTGCAATCCCTTGCCCGCGAGCGCTTGGGCGCCCAGCACGGTTTTACCAAGCCCTTCACCTACGCCGCCCGCGAAGCCGCTAACGATCCCACCACTCTCGGGCTTGTTCTGGTAGCCCGGATACTTTTGCAGAGTCTCAGTCGTGCCGGTGACGTCGCTGTTCGGGTCTTGGAAGTTTTGCGGAAGGCTATCCAGCAGCGCGCCATAATTGGTCGAGCCGCCGCGCGCCTTGGTTGCAAGCGCAGCCGCGCTCGTCACCTTGCTAATATAGTCCTTGTCTTCAGCATAGCCGCCCGCCTTCAGCGCCTTAGCTGTGGCTTCGGCATCGGTGCCGGTATGCAAAGCATCCTTATACCGGCTGTTGATTAAGTTCGCGTAGCCATCAGCGAAATCGTCAACCGAATCGAACTTCTGGTACGCATCATTCGAGCCAGTCTGATTATCGACGGCTTTCACCCCGGCGCCGCTTGCCTTGGTCGCTTTGATGTTGCCGAGATTATTGGTGCCCGGAATGATCGACTTGCCCCAGCCAGTTTCGAGACCCCATTGACCAAGGATAGTGTTCGAGTCGATGCCCGTTTTCGAGGCGACCCGATCCGCTGCCGGTCCGTAGTGTTGCACGAAGGCTTCCGGGGTGGCTTGCAACGGCTTCCCAGCCGCCGCAGCCGCATCGTCGAGCATAGCACCGAAATTGAGATCAGGCATGGTTTACCAGGTAAGTCCACGTTTCTTGAGTTCGTTTTGCGCATCTGCGTTACCGTTGCGCGCTGCTGTCCGCACCTGCATCAGGAGTGTAGCCGGGTTGCCGCCACCCGTCGATTGTGCCCCACTCTTCGCAAACTTGCCACTGACATAATCTTGAAACGTCGTACCTTTCGGGACCGTGACGCCATTGATTGTCGTGCTGCGATTGAGCGGAGACAGGTCGCCGCGGTTTGCCGCTGCAAAATCGGCTTGCTTGGCTTGGTGATTGATAACATCTTCCTGATAAGTTGCGTACTTCTTCAGGTAGTTGTAAAGCGCTTCACCATTGCCAGAACCGGTCGGCAGACCAGCGGAAAGCAAGTTAATGTCAGCATTCGTCAAGCGACCGCCAACCCCTTCCTTGTACTGCAACAGCTGGTCCTTCGTGACGCTCTGCGCGATCTGCGTGCGAAGTTGCTGCGCTGCATTCTGGTCGCCAGTGAGCTTTGTCCACAGATTCTGTGCATGTGCTTGCAGCCCGCCCGGCACATCGACAAAGTTCGGGTTCGCAACGGTTTGCCCGTTTGCATCCACCATCGTAGGCGAAAGCTGTTGCAGGTATTGATTGATCCGCGACAGATTCTGCTTGCCGGTGGCAACCTGCGTTTGATAGCCTTCGACCGCTTTGCGCTCGTCGCCATTCAGCGGGCCGACATACGGATCACTCTCGACGGTCGGCTGGCCGATGGCTTGACCGCTATAGCCGAATGCTTGGTTATATGTGACACCGTCCGGGCCTTGTACTTTCCGGTACTCCTTAACCGCATCCCCGCCACCAATCGGGGGCAAGCCTTGCGCCACTCGATCATTGGTCGTGACGCCCGATCCGGGAGCAACAACGATCGGCGTGTTCTTCGCCTTCCACTCTTCGAGTTGCTGCTGACGAAGCTTCAGGAACTGTTCCTGCTGAAGCTGGCGATTCTTAATGTCCAACTGCTGATTCGCAATCGCGTTGCGAGCTTGGTTCTGAACGTTCGTCTGATAGTTGTTGATGCCCGAGATACCGCCGATACCAACCACTTGCCCGAGATTACGAGTGCCGTCATTCGACGCGAGCATGCTCAGCCCGCCCGCCAGAAGGGCTTGCGAGGCGTTCGGGGACAGACTCGTCAGCTTTTCGCCTAGTGCTTTAGCTTTCTCGCCAAACGATTGCAGCAAGCCATGTGCCTGTTCAGGGTCTTGCGCAGCACCTTGGAGGTCGCCTAACAAGCCGCTGGTCGTCGAGCCGCCTTGAACATCAGGCGAGCCATCGACCGGTGGTTGCGTCAAGTCTTGCGGGCTATCTTGCCCAGCCTGAACAGCCGGAATCGAACCATCGCCCACCGCTTGGAGCGGAAGGCTCCCGGAAGGGCTGAACAGATTCGATCCGACTTGCGGAGCACGGACCGCCGGGCGCGCAGCGGTAACGGGAGCGGGACTAGCCACAAGGGGTGCTGCTACGGGAGCCGATCCGCCGAAACCAGCCGGTGAACCGGTGCCGGGCGCGAAGGCTGGCGTGGCGTTGGGGTCTTGCGTTCCCATTGCATACGGTTGGCCCGAAAACTGGCTTTTCGGCGCGAGTTGGGCGTTTGCATCGCGCGTTGCTTGCGCATAGGCGAGGTCTGCCGCGCTCGGGCTATCGGGCGTTTGCGCGCTCGGATCGCTCGACAAAGCGTCTTTCAGCATGTCGAGCAAGTTGCGACCGGTCGGTGCTACTGCCGGATAGCTGCCGCCGCCTTGGAGAGAGTCAAGCAAAGGCATGGTTCACCTTAGAAGAAAGAAGACAGCAGACCACCCAAGCCGCCGATACCTGCACCGATGGCTGTTCCGACACCCGGAACAATTGAGCCAATCGCCGCACCGGTCCCTGCGCCTTTCAGTGCTGCGCCTGCACTATTGCCGAATGAGTTGCCCGAGTGGTTCGGATCGACAGTACCTTGAAGCAGCGCACCGCCGATATTGCCAGCCAAGCCCAAGCCCAGCCCGGTGCCCGCAGCGCTAAGGCCGCCAAGACCGCCCGTGGCGCCAGTGGACATAGGCGCCACCGAGGTCGGGGCCATCGATGCAAGCTCGGTCCCAGCCCCAACGCCGGAAAGCCCAGCAGGGGCAGCCACAGCGCTAATGGCGCCGGGAGTTGCCGCAGCAGTTGCAGCGCCAGAGCCGCCACCAAGCCCAGCCGTCAGACCGCCGATAAGCCCGCGCGATTGACTCACCAGCCCGTTCAGTTGGCTTGATGCGCTGGGGGTATTCCCATTTTGTCTTGTGCCCATTATCGGCCGACCTGGTATTTTTGGAGCAGTTGAAGTAGACCGTTACCAGCTTGCGAACCCGAAGCACCCAAGGTCGGCGCAAGCCCGGTCATGAATTGTTGTGCTTGCAGATGACGCCCGGCGCTATTGGTCATCATGCGCTGGCCGCCTTGTCCGCCCGTAGGATCAGCCAGCGCTGCACCCATTCCCAGCGAGGCACCCAGCTTATTTATGTCCGGAGAATAACCACCAGTGGTCGTAAACTGATACTCTGAAGGTCCGGACGAGATTCCGTCCATGTTACCCGCGGTATAGTCGCCGCCCATTCCTGAAGCTACTCCGGTCAAGCCTGCCATCGGCTGCGGACCACCAGCAGTAGCCGAATCGTCAGGTGCCGAGAAGTTGAATCCTCCCGGCTTTCCTCCATTCGCCATACCGCCGATCCCCTGCGTGAAGTCCACGGCGCCGCCATTGCTTTTCGAACCCATAGCAGCCCCTTACTTGAACGCGTTATAAGCGCCGATACCGGTGGCGCCCAAGCCCAGCAGCGTAGCCAGCGAGTTGCCCGAACCAGCCGTTTGGCTCGAAGTCGAAACCCCCGTGCCCGAACCGAGAGCACCGGAGAGCGCGCCGGACAATGTGGACAGCTGGGTGTACGGTGCATTGACCTGATTGTACCATTGCTGGTAGGCCGAGTTCAACGCGTCTTGCGAGTTTTGCTGTTGAATTTGGCCGCCAGTTGCCAAGTTGCCCGCCGCCGTACCTGCTGCGGTATTCGCCGATTGAGCACCTTGCAGACCTTGGAGGACTGCGTTGATGTTCGAGTAATAGTTGCTGGAATTCTGCGTATTGAGCGCGTTGTTTGCGTTTGTGCCCACAGATTGATTGGCGAGTGCGACCTGATTGGCTTGCTGTGCGTTTTGCGCCTGCAAATTCGCATCGATGCCAGCCGCTTGGTTGTACGCAGAATTGTACATACCGCTGGTATTGTCACTGAGCGCTTGCGCCAGTTGTTTCTGCTGTGTGCCCGTATACTGGTCTTGCGCAGAGCCACCGAAAGCACCCGCATTCCGGAACTGTGCGAGAGTCGTGGGGGCGGTGACGTTTGAATAGGCGTCGGTAATGCGCGAGTTCGCAGCATCGACCGCTTGCGCGAGATACGGGTTGTTCGCAGGGTTCGAGTAAACGCTGCTGGCGTTGGTCGACGAGACATTGCCGGTATACGGATTGTTGAGACTCGGGCCAGTTTGACCCATGAGCGATTGGTAATACTGCGTGGCTGCATTCGCCGTATTCTGCGACTGGCCCGCTACCGTTCCTAGCCCGCCAATACCGGCTTGCGTAGCATCGCTAAGGCCCGCGGTCATTTGACCGTTATACGTCGGGACCGCTTGATTCGAAAGGTCAGCACCGCGCGTCAAAAGCTGCTGAGCGTAGGGCTGTGCCCATGCTGGCAGTTCTTGTGTCGTTGTAGTGCTGCCACCGCTGCCTTTTGATGACATGTGCTTGACTCAAACAAAAGCGGCTGAGTCCACGAAGGAGTCAGCCGCCAAGTTGGTAGGATTGTTCTGATTCTATATCAACAATCCAACCGAGCGCACGGTCATAATCTGTTGCTTATTCGACCTTTGCCTCATAAACGATCATGCGAACTGAGAAGCCATGGTCTTTCGACACTTCCTGCCATGCTCGGCGCCGGGAGCCATAAGTCAGCTTTTGAGCGCCAGCGCGCCGTGCGATTTCCATCAAGTCCGGACGGAAAGTCGTCATCACGTCGTAGCCATTATCCGCACTCAGCAGCCAGATATGCAGGTCCGGTTGAATCAAGCGGACGACCAGAAGGCCGATCGGCTCATCGTCGATGAACAGTTGAAAGAGCGTTGCCGCATTCGTCACGCACATGGCATAGACTTCTTCGGGAATCGTTTCTTCCGGGCTTTCGATCTTCGCCACCCGATCACGGATCGACGGCCAGACGTACTTCAGGTCCGCAGGGGCCACCGGCGCCATGCGCTTCGGGGGCGGCGTCGGATGGTCTGCCGGGTCCAGATTCTTGACGACTTCAGTTTCGTCCATTTTAGTTACCTGTGAGAGAACGGCAAGCGACCCATGTGCCAGGTGTTCCGCTGGCAATGCAAATCCAGCCGGTGACCACATACATTGAGCCAGCACTGCCAAGTTGAACGGGGTTTAAATTGGGGATGAAATCCCCTTGTGTATATATCTGTTTGTTCCCCGCTACCGGAGGGGCGGTATTGGCCGCTGTACTAGCCGATATGGAGCCGCCCGACATTGCATTGATTTGAACCTGAATCTGACGCAGGTACTTGACCAATGCAATGGTCATATTGACCAGCGGGCCGGTGCCCGTCGTCGGAAGCTGTGGATCGGTAATTCGTGCCATTAAATCGAACCTGCCGGTATGGTGCGGGGAACAGCCCCTAGTATTTCATGGGTGCCTGTAAAATTCAAGATTATTTGTGTCCATCTTGTCGAGAAATCGCAAGCAATCTCACCATCGAACATATTTGGGAGCGTAATCGTTTGGTCTGCTGCGCTGTCGCTATCCAAGTGTCGCTGTGTGCGCGCGGTGCCATTGCACGATGTAGGGATTTTCTTAAAGCGCGGGACGATGCCAAGGACGTACTGATAGTCATAATCGTCTCCGAACCATCCCGAAGTCAATGAGCTAGCTGCCGAAGCACCCGAGAGTGTCAGCAGGGTATGGGTGGTATCGACAATAGCCGGAAGCGCCGATGACTGCGCCCAATAGGCAGAGTTATACGGAATCTGCGGGAGCGAATCCCATGTGGTCACGTTCGGAAGCGCGCCCATACCGTCCCAAGTGATCTGACCGGAAATCGCCTGCAATGCAGCTTCGACCTTGTTGTCAGCACGTCCGAATTTATTGGTATTATAGTTATACACCAAGCACTTGTCCGGAATACCATCCGACGAGTTCTTGGAGCAGAAATACCAATAGATCAGGTTGTTTGGTTGATCGTGATATGACCAGACCGCCCCCTGATAGGTTGCGGACCAATTGGTGCTCAGCCATTCACGCACGTCATCGCCAATCGGAAGCGGGCGCGTGCCATCGAACGAATAAACCTGATAGTCCGAACCTAAGAAAAATAGATTCGTGCCAACCGATATAACACACTCTTGCGACGGCGTACCAATGATCGGGGAAATTTGGTTGAAGCCCCAAATGACCGGTGGCCCTTGGTAGGTGCCGTAATACATCGATTGCTGCTTAAAAGCAACAATATTGGTGCCGAGCGCTTTGGCTGCGGTGAAGCCACCCGGGGTATCGACGTTGACGCCATTTGCGCACTGGGTTGCTTGCGACGGAGTCCAATTCGTTTGGTCATATAGACCAGAGCACCACCAACCATTCGAACGATGCCCATTCACTCCATCAGTCGTATCAAAAAGGAATACGAAGCCTTGCACCGTTTCAATGATGCTAGCCACAGGTGATCCGGCAATTGACGAAAACGCGCCCGAACTAATCGACTGCTGGATCAAGTCCGCGCCATTGACCCCGAGCGTCGCATTGCCGAACTGAGCGAAGCGCCATTTGTTCGCACCACCGGTATAGGTTGATCCGCTGATGTTGTTGTTTACAGCGCCAACAACTTCGAACAAGGCGATACCGATCCCAATAATGGTCCGGTATGTACCATTGAGTAGTTCAACGGTCGCCCCGCCTGTCACGGGGGCGCCGAAGGCAGGATTGCCAAAGGGCACCGGGGAAGGCGCTGAGCGCATCCCACGGCGCGTAGGGATCATATTTTGGCAATCCATCACCGCGCCGGGCGTGGTCGGATCAGCATTCGGCGTGAAGCCGAAAAATGGAATAGTCGCAGCCATTAGCCCGCCACAATTTGCAAGGGTCCGTCCATCGGCGTTTTCGCCGCGGTATCTGCGTCGATTTTACTTTGGATCGCTTGGTCTCGCAAAGATTGCCAGAGTTGTAGCCGGGCATCATCCCGAATGTAAATGGCCGCTTCTTTCAGCGCCCCATACAAATAGGTGCTGGGGCTATCCTCTAGCAGCCAGTTTGAGACGTTGGTATCGCTCAGCGGTTCAAGCGTCGGGAAATAGTCGATTTGCAGCTTGGCGCCTAGCTGAGCCGCCCGCGCGCTGAACGCGAGAGTGTTCCCGATAATTTGGTAGATACCGTATGCAGCCGGATTGTTATTCGCACCCGAGTAAGCCGTATCGCTACCCGGACCACGAAAGTCCAGTTGCCGAGTATCGTACCAAACGTCGGCAACCCGCTCCCAATCGCTCGGGAGGGGTACCGTATACTGCATTGGTGTAATAACGTAAGATACGCGGCGCGCACGCGTGAACACGTTATCGTTGAAATACTCTTCAGCGAGCGTGATAAAGTCAGGCAGCAAAGCGGCCAAATCTTGCCGCTTCAGGTACTTCTGCATGCTTGCTTGCAGGTCCGCGTAGCTTTCGATAGCCATGGTTTAAGCGCTCGCTTTGACCGAAGTGACAACGCCGAGGTTCGACACGTTGATTGTTGCCGGGCTATTCAACGTCGCATTGCCTGCCGACGTGGTCCCATCCGACTTTTGCAGCGTGACGGTCTGGCCATTGGTAACCACAGCGGATTGGGTTGCGACGCCTGCGCTGCTGATCTTGAACCAGCTACCTTTCAGGTTGATCCAAATATCTCCATTCGAATCATCGTGGGCGAGTTGGCCATGCGTACCCGCACCTGCTAACGACGCGACACCTCGAACGCTTCTGGTGGCTTGAAGAAGGAATGTCATTTTATACCTTACCCGGTGCGACCCGGAAATAGGCCATATCAGGGTCATTGAGAATCGTTTTGATGTGCTTGTTGTCGGCCCAAAATTCAGCCCAAGACACACCCCGCATGAAACAGTACTGCTCGATAACGATACCCGGGATATTGGCGACATGCTTCATATCCTTGGTGCCGTGGTGTCCTTCGTTCTGCAAAGCCTTATTGTGGTCAATCAACCCATCGAAGTTTTCGGTATGGGCAATAATCGTCCGGTCTGAGTCCGGATCGGCAATGAATTCTGTTTTTGTCGTCATGAGAGTGGCTCAGTAGACCGCGGAGGTAACCCCGCCCCCGCGGTTTTATTTCGTCTTACAGTTCGTCGAGACGCGCGCGGGCAATGTCGATAAGGGCGATGATTTCCGCCTTACCCATTGCCGCAATCCCTTCCAAGTCCATCATGAGCGCGTCGAGAACGCCCTTATGCGTCGGTTCGGCTGCCGCCACAGCGGTGGTGCCGCCCGACGAAAAGCCCTTTTGATCTTCCGGAATCGTCGTGTCTTGCGCAGCGATATGCGCGACCGCTTCTTCGTGCGTGATCGGCGCCGGAGTCGGGCCGATTGCATCCGGGTTGATCGGTGCCGGGATATCCGTGCTTTGGTTCGTCACCAGATTCGGATTCGGCACTTCTTGCACGTCTGCGGGCTTCACGTCCGGATCGGCAGCTTGCGCAGGATCGGGAATTGTAGCCGGTTGCTCGACGGCAACGACCGTGCTCGGCTTCTCGGCGTCCGGAGTTGCAAGCACAGTTGCGCCGGGCGGCTGGCTAGCCGTTGCGGGGTTCTGCGCAGCTTCGTCAGCCGAAATCGTGCTTTCGACCAGCGGCGACTGAGCGGGCGTGCCGTCCGGTGCCGGGGTATGGTCGCTATTACCATCAGCAGGCGCGGTCCACGGCGTATTCAGCACAGGTGCGTCTGCGGGCTTCGGATCGTCGAACTTGGCCGGTTCTTGGTCTTCGACCTTGTCCTGCGTGGTCGATTGCGCCGTTTCCGGAGCATCCGACTGTGCAGGGGTTTCCGGCTGTGCCGGGTCGCTTGCTTCGGCGCTCATTTGCTGCTCAGCGGGCGTCAGCAAGCTATCGTCAGCTTTCGATTTTGCCATGGTACAACCTCCGTTGGGTTAAATTACAGGATACTCCAAGATCTACAGAACAGTCAACAGCTATGTCTCACCTTTTTTGTTCACCTATATGGCGTTTTCTAATGGCGCGCCTATAATTGGTATCATTCAATCAGCGGATCAATCCGACCATGAAATGCAAGCTAGCCACATTAGCAGTCGCAGCAGGCCTAACGGTGGCTGGCTTCGGCTTTGCCATGTCAAACGTTTATCATGCCGACGCATGCCGAGCGAAGTATAACCAGCAGGTCGAAACCAGCGGGTACGCCGTCGATTGGGGCAAGGTACTCGACGAGAATGAAGCGGGGCGCGTCCCGGCTGGCCTATCGACTCAGCAATTAGCGGTCCTGTACCCGCAATCTCCGACCGAATGCACTTGGGAGGGGGAAAAGCGCGCGCAAACATGGGCTATCATTTACGGCTTCATCGCATCAGCACTAGTGTATCTCGTGCTAGCGGGCTTCCGCTGGCTTATCAACGCAATAAGGAACCCAAGACATGAATTCACCCATTGAACCGACGATCGGGCGCAAGGTCTATTTTTACCCGAGCGACGAAGACCTCTCGCGTTTCAACATGGTCGACGAAAAAGCGCCGCTTGACGCAACCATCGTCTTCGTCCATTCGGACGGCAAGCTAAATTTGCTGGTCGTTGACCATCTAGCGCACTCGCAAGGAATCGGCCCCATCGAGTATAGCGCCGAGCGTCAGGCAGAGAAGAACACTTGGCAATGGATGCCGTACCAAATCGGCAAGCTGGTCCATGATGCCACGAAGCCGGACTTCAACGGAGAGCCGAACCAGTAATAGAAAAAGCCCCTTGACTGGGGCTTTTTTCATTTGTTCGAGTAATGACCGCCTAGCTTGACACTACCGCCTGCTGCTGGACCTTTACCACCTGTTGAAGTCTTTTTTGACGGTGCCGCAGGCGTTGGACCAAGCGGTTTCAGCGGCGGCGGATTGTTGCTCGCCTGCATTCCTTTCATGGTTCCGTCTGCCGCGACCTTGCGGTTTGACTGAACAATCGCTGCTTTCTTCATCATGAACTCCAGAAAAAGCTCCCGGAGTTACCCGGGAGTAAAAAGCCCCACTCTCACCCCAACTACTCTTTACGTGGCCGATACCTTAATCCAGCAGCCACCCGTTCCGTCATACTGCAAAATGCAGCTTTGATCCTGATTCAGCACGACCGACGAAGCACCGCCCCGCCCGGTGTAGTTCACCGTGAAGGTGACCGCAGCCGTTGCCGAGTTGGCAAAAATCCGGATTTGGCCATCTTCCGGCGCTGCCTCGACCGTGATGCTACCCGCCCCTGCCCCAGTCCAAATTGTCGTGCCCGGTGCCGAAGGGTTCGCAATCGTCGTTCCGCTGGTGCTGGTCCGCGCGATCTTCATGTTCAAGCCCCAGATATACGCACGCAAATACCGCGCGGTCGTATTCCCAAGGTTGTAGTTCTGATCCGTGACCGGCGAAATACTACCTGCACCGAACGACAGCAAGTCAATCCCGTTCACAGTATAACGCGTTCCCGGAGGGGAACCACTGCCGATCTTACCTGTACCGATATGGAACTGGCCACCCGAGTACCACATGCCGCCATACGAGCCATTGGCAAGCGCGCCGTCGATCGTCTGCCAGACGCGAATTTCCTGGTTGTTCGTCCCATTGCGCAGCGATAGCACGTTGGATGAATCCATAAAGAGATTCATTGCCGACGGGATATCATTTTGCGCGGGAAGCACTCGCGGAGTTCCGGGCCATGCACTTGCGCCCGGCGTCGTATTGGCAAGATGAAAGTTCTTCAACGTGTCATACGCAGCCTTCTTCGTCGTGCCATCCAACTGCATGATACCATAGTTGGGAGAACCAGCAGCACCGTCGCCCGGGTTCGGATACAGTGCATACATTTCGACCGATTGAATACCATAGGTCGTCTTGTTCGTCAGCCAGAAGTTCGACTGACTAGTCATATACGCCGCTTGGTTGGCATCCGTACCCAGCATACCCCATTCTGTCACATGGATCGGCAGATTGCCCGACACTGAGCGCATCTGAGCCGGGACGTTTTGCAACGCGCCGAGATACGTCGAAGGACCGGCGCTAAGCCAATTCCCCATCGACGAGTACCAATGCGAAGTAGCGAAATCCAATACGATCGCAGGATTTGCCGAAGCAACCGTGACAGTTGGAGTCTGCGAAGCAGGGGGCGCCGGTTCGCGGCCATTCACCATCATGTCCAGCACGACATATGCGAACGGCACGCCTGACGCGTAACTGCACTTCGCCGCCGCATCAGCAGCCCGGATACCGATCAAACCGCCCGCGATCCAACCGCGCAGCGCATTGATTGAAGCAACCGAATAGTCGCCCGGAATCGAACCGTCAATACCTTTCCCGATCTGCGAGCCAGTGACACCATTGCTTGCTGTTGACCGCGCGCCGCCCGAACCACCATCAGTTCGACATGAAAAGTCGATTTCGTTCGACATTTCGTAATAATCGACATAGCCCGCCAGAATCGTAGCGATACCCGACGCGTATGACTGACCGTTCGTCTTATTGGTCGCATAGCTATTGCCGAGCGGCACGCCTTGGTCCAGCACCGCCATCGTCTTGATGCCAGCAGCTTTAAACGCTTGGAAATAGGGCAGAGTCGTTGTTGCCGAAGTCGTGTTGCTGACATTGGTTCGAACGATCTGGACGCCCAAATCCTGCATTTTGGCCACATATTGGGCAGGCGTAGGCACGCCGCTGGTCGGCGCATACGTGCTGGAAATATGCGTGTTCAAGCCGAAGAAGCCGTCCGGAGTCGGGGCGCTCGACGCTTGCTTCGGCAACCAGGTCAAGCCCGTAGCCGGATCAATCGCCGCTTCGCCTGTATTCCCTAGCCCAGCCGAAGGAGTGCCGGTCGTGATATTCCAGCCCTTGAAAGCGCCAGACGAGCCGTCTGCCCCATCCCGACCGCGAAGCGACCCAAGGGTTGTTCCGTAGGTGCCGCTCACTTTCTTATAGAAGTTGTAGGCGCCAGTGGGGTCTTGGTCGAGGTATAGCGCGCCATTCGGCTGCCCATCTGCATCATTCGGCGCACCCGTACCACTGGTCCAACCCACCCCATTCGTACCGTTTGTCCCATTCGTTCCGTTGGTTCCCGAGAGCGCAACGCCACCGGGCCATGCGCCCGCAGCCTTCGGCCCGTACATCATCTTGGCTGTCGAGTCGAACGCATAGTCACCGTTCTGCCCAACACCACCAGCAGGGGCACCGGTTGTAGCCAGAATGCTTGCGCCATTAGCGCCGTTGGTTCCATTCGTGCCATTCGTGCCATTCGTGCCAGCTAGCGAGACCCCGCCGGGCCAAGTTCCGGCAGCCTTCGGCCCATACATCAGCTTGGCGGCTGCGTCATACGCATAGTCGCCATTCTTACCAGTTACGTTCGACGGTGCGCCAGTGGTAGCCACAATGGTGTTGCCATCGGCCCCATTGGTCCCGTTCGTGCCAGCCGAGCCAGCTAGTGAAACGCCAGCAGGCCATGCACCGCCCGACTTGGGGCCATACATGACTTTTGCGGTCGAATCGATGGCAAAATCGCCATTTTTACCAGTTACGTTCGACGGTGCGCCACTCGTTTGTAGAATGGTCGCACCGTCCACGCCCGGAGCGCCCGCCAAACCATTCATGGAAACGCCAGAAGACCATGTGCCCGATTTCGGACCATACATGGTTCTTGACGACGGATCATAGGCGTAATCGCCGTCCTTACCGACCGTCGAAATCGGCTGACCGACTGTGGTCAGAATCGTATTCCCGTCGGCCCCCGGCGCGCCCGGAAGCCCAGCGCCACCACCACCACCACCGCGATTTGCCATATTATTCCCCTTGGCCGGTGATGTACCGAAGATTCGACGTTCCGCTCGCGCAGATAGCCGACAGCGTATCGCGGGAATCTTTCCCGAAAGTCTGAATCGATCCCGGTGGCATCGCCAAGTCTTTGTTCACAACTGCATTGGACGCGCCCTTGCTCCAACGGACGAAAACCGTCACAGTACCATCGTTGAACAGATAGATACTGGACGAATTGCCGTCGATTGTCTTGGACGCGCTCGAAGTACCAACAGCAAGCACATCGCCCGACCCGAAGTCGGGAGTAAATACGTTCGGCATGTCTGACTCCGGAAAGAAGAAAGGGGCCGAAGCCCCTTCGTTTACGTCAAGTCGCGAACCTGACCCGACGACGCTTCGTTCCGTGCTTCCAGCGTGCCTTCGTACACGATTTGCCAGTTGCGGGCGTCGCCCGTTTGAGCAAGCTCGGTCTTCTCGAAGCCTCGCAGAGTTGCCAGTGCCCACATGGAGGGGTCAATAGCGTAGATCGCGTTGTCGTTGATCGCCGAAAGCACGCGGTTCGGGATCATTGCGACATTGCCGAAGTCACCGGCGTAGACGGCATATGCCGTTTGCAGCACGGCCGACTTTCCGTTACCATCGACTTCTTGCATACGCGTTGCGTTGCCGCTGAAGCCGCTCGAAAGCTGCTTGTCGCTCGGGCGCATATGGATTTGCGTGACGTTGCCGCCTGCCTGATACGTCTTCAGCAGGATCGACTTCAGCATGCCTTCCGTAAACGCGGCGGGCGTGCCAGCGACCGGTGCCGTGTTCGTTGCGGGAACCGGAGCAGCCGAACCAGCACCACCGACGAAGTTGGTCTGGCACCAGCCAGCCACACCGCGCATCGTGCGGGCGACCGTCGACGAACCGACCACTGAAGTCTGATTTGCCAGCGATGCAGCTTCCACGTCCTTCTTCAGTTCCACCGACTTCTTGGCGGAAAGACGTGCAACTTCCTTCGGACCAGCCTTCTTGACGGCTTCCTGCGTGTTCGACACCGAGAAAGTGTCTTTGATGATCTGCGTGCGGTTACCGATCCGGACGGTCGGGCTTTGCGCAGCGTAGGTTGCATCAGCGCCTTCGACGGCCGCATTCTGACCATTCGGAGCGCGGAGCGAGTCCGTCTGCCATTCGTGGTACACGCCATCGGCGGACGTTTTGGCGATGGACGACGTGAACGGCGTGTCGCTCGGGGTAATCATGAAAACCTTTTCGGACAGGTCTTCGCGGTTGCCAACGACGCCATAGGTCGTGAGGGTATTGTTCGGCATGGTAAAGCCCTTTTCGTGTGCCGGTTCGCCGTTCGCTTATTCGAACAGACTTGCCAGCGTGTCAACAGATGGTGCTTGCTTGAACGCTTTCGCCGCATTCATTCGCTGCACTTGCGTGCGATGCGATTGGGTCGGCAAAGGCGCTGCTGCACCGGGACGCTCGACACGGGCCGCTTTCGGTTGCGCTTGCTGATTCGGCTTCTGCCGTTGCGCTCCAGTCTCGCGGGCCGCTTTTTGCTTGGCGATTGCTTGGTCATACAGCATCGCTTTGCGTGCGATTACCAGCACTTGGTGGTGGTCAATATCACCGAGCATTTCAGCCGGGATACCAGCACCGCGCAAATATTGGTCAATCGCTCGTGCGCCTTCTGCTGCCTTCGCAGGGTCTTGCCACTCCGGTATCGCTCCGAGCAACTTGGTACGTTCCTCGGCGACTCGTTGTGCTTTCGATGCCTGTTCTTGCTCCGCATTTCGGCGTTGCAACTCGGTTTGAATCTGCCGTGCTTGCAAATTCTCCTGTTGCTTTTTCTCCCAAGCGTGTCGCTCGGCGAGGTACTTCTGCGGGTCTTCAGCGATCAGCTGTTCCCAGTTCGGTTGTTTATCCAAGAACTGAGCGCTTTGGGCGATGTAATACTCGAGTACCTGCCCCAGCTGTTTTTCCCGCTCCGGAAGCACGGCCAGTCGCGTCTCAGCGTCCTTGCGGATAGCTGCCGCTTCTTCGAACCGTTTTTCGGCCCCTGCATACTTCTGTGCTTCTGCCTTCAACTCAGCGAAAGTCTTGGTGACCTTTGCGCCGTCGATAACCAACTCGATCGGAGTATCGTCCTTCAGGACTGCGGCTGCGTCTTTACCTTCGTCGGCTTCTTCACCGTCGAGGTCCAAGTCAAGGTCAGGATCGTCACTTTCAGCCGATTCGTCGCCGTTTTCCTGATCGTCGCCTTCTTCGGCTTCGACTTCGTCATCCGTCGGCTCGACAACAACCACTTCTTCCTTAACCGGTGCGACAACCTTGTCGTCTTCGCCCGTAATTGCATCAGCGGGATTGTCGTCAAAGGCCGAAGCCAAGTCCATCAGTTCGCCGTCCATTGTTCCTACTCCGTGTTGAGGTTAATATAACGTGGCTTGTTGCCGGGATCAACTATTCAGCTGTACCCGGCGTGATTTGAGCGGCTTTCTGACGGGCAATTTCAATTTGTGCCTGTCGGTCCGCTTCTGCTTGCGCGGCGTCATGCTGCCGTTGTGCGTCTGCTTGCTCTGCTTCGTGCTGGCGGTCTGCGTCGCGATGGGCGCTATCCACATGTGCATCACGCAGCGCTGCGGCGTTCTGATCCGCCAAAGTCTGACGGCGCATATCCGCTTCTTGTTGCGTGGTTGCCATTGCCTTGAGCGCTGCAATTTCACGATCGGCGGTCAGCTGTGCGTAGAACTTCTCTTTCTCCCACGCAAGGCGTTCCGCTTCGATTTCGCGTTGGTTTTGCAGCTTGGCGGCTTCGAGTGCTTGCTTATGCTCGAAATCGCGCTGGTCGTTCTGTGCGTCAATCTGCGCTTGGAACTGATCCGTTTCCCGCTTGTCCTGAGCTTTTTGGTGCTCAATTTGCAACTGACCCTGCACCAGAACCATGTTGGGATCGGGCGGGGGCGGCGGCTTCGGTGCATTGGGATCGGGCAACGTGAAGTAGCGCTGCGGCTTGCCGAGTTGGATCGCATCCACCAGGTCGCACGCCGAGTTATACAGATTCTCCGGCGTTGTAAGACCAGCTTGCGCAGCAGTGGATTGCACGCCCATCAGTTGCAACAGCTGCTGTACCTTCTTGCTGCGGTCGCCACTTCCCAGCCCAACGCGCGGCACGAGAATATATTCGTTATGCCACGTGCGGGGATCGACGTCTACCCAGTCCTCGTTCACCTTGAAAACCATGTTCTGGTCTTGGTGCTTGGCGAGTTCCTTCTGGATCAGCATGAACAGGCGTTTGACCCCAGTTTCAGCGAAGCATCGCGCGACCAGCTTGACCCGAAGGTCAGCCCGCTCCGTCAGATTCGTGATACCAGTAGCCGTCGAATTCAAAGCGTCGGAATCAGTACCCTTCGTGTATTTGGTGACTCCGGTGCGCTCCTGCGACTGGCTGTCGAGGAACTCAAGTAGCTGGTAAGCGCCTTGACTATCTGCCAGACCCTGTTGCAGCATACCGACCGCGTTCGCAGACTTGACTCGCACCACGCCACCTGGGCGATTGGTGAGCAAATCCGAGATATTGACCTGCGATTCGATAGCCCATGTGCGGCCATTCACCTGCACGTTGACATTATCGATCAGCGAACGAAGCAAGCCGGTTTTGCTATACTGCGTCATCATGCCAAGGTCGGCAAGCGAGCGCCCATAGAGCAGACCCGGGATCGGCACCGGGCACAATGTGGCAAATGGAGGACCGTCTACGATCACATTTTCGAGGATTTGGTCACCGGCGCGCGTGATGCGGCGCCATTCCGGAATACCATCCAAGTCGCAGTCAATCGGGAGATAGCACTCATACAGCCAGACTTCCCGCATCGACTCGTCACCGTAGTCCTCGGTCGCATTCGGCGGGACATAGGTGTTTTGAAGCGATTGGCGGGCAAGCTGTACCTCGGAATTCTCCGCGCTCTCAGCATCGGAGTCCGACGAAATATCATCGACGTTCTTGTAGCCTTGCTGGCGCAGGTAACCAATCGTGCGCTTGAGCCGGTGAGCCGAAAAGCCGTCTTCGACGCGACGCGAGCGCGGATCGACAATAAAGTCTTCCGAATTCATCGCTTCGATGGACACTTTGCCCGACTTCTTCGCCCGCCGTGCGATCACATTGTGAAGCTGCGGCAACTTTTTCAAGTTGATCGGGGCGGGCCGTGGCGGGGGCTGCATGGGCTGCGGCTGGGCGGCTTGCGGCGGTTGCCCCGGCTGCGGGGGCGCTGGCGGCTGCATGGGCGGCCACGGAAGCCCTTGCGCCTTCGCTTGGGCTGCGGCTTGCTGCCACTGGCCGAAGGCTTGGGATTGCTGCTTAAACCGGTCCATTTCCGCACGTTCTGCATGCGGATCGACATAGCTCGTGATTTTGATGATTTCGAGGTCAGGGTCGTCGACCAGCAAGCCCAATTGCACATCGGTCTGCTGATTGAAGTACTCGCGCGAATGGTTCTCGGTCGGTTCCCAGAAACATTTGACGACGCCAAGCTTGTTCAACAGAGCATTCTTGAACCAGTCAAGAAAGACCTGAAAGCCCGGATTCTGCGAATTGATGACATAATTCGCGGTGTGCGTCATTTGCTTTGCACCCTTCTCGTCTGAAGGGTTGCGCGGTTCATAGTCGATCACATTGCCTGACGCAAAGAACATTTCCATCAGCGCGGGCATCATCCACTCAATAATGTCCGAAACCGTGGTGTCGACCGCTTGCGAGCGACCTGCAACGCCGGGCGGCGCCAGATCACCCTGTGGCAACCCGAGGTAGTACTCCATCGCCTTCGCTTGGGCGGTGGCAATCTCGGAGCCGTACCAGTTCACCGCATTGCGGATATGCATCCCAAGGATATTGTCGATTTCCTCGTCCGACATTTTAATGTCGCCTTCGTCCTCGAATCCTGCGGGTTCACGGTCATCAACACCCATCACTGTGATTTCTTGCGCGGGAACACCGGGCATAGCCACATTGGAGGGGCTTGTGTCGGGCGTCATTTCCCGCTCGAACAAATCCGCAAGTTGTGCTTGATCCATTATTTACCTTATGCTGTGATAATGTCCGGATAGGGAAGTGCGTTACCGGCGCCGCCGTTACTGCCCCACAATCCACCAACGAACGCTGTCATCATCATATTTGCATGAACTGCAACATAACGGAGCGCGTCAGCCGCGTGGGAATGCTCGTCGTGGACCGGATGGCCGTGTTTGTTGCGCGCGTAACGCTTCAAATGCTCCAAAAGCGCTTCGCACCGATGCCGGTCGATGTACATGGTGCTCATTAGCTCGCGGCAGGTACGAATTCCATTTTCGACACCGATATTATCAACAATTTCGACTGTCCAACCGTACATCGACATAATTTCTTGGGGCGATAGGCCGGTTTGCAGCGATTTGTGGCGTCCATCGTGCGGGAGACAGATAATTCCGGTCTCATAACCGCGTCCGCGAAGCTCACCGTCGAACCAAGCGAGTGAAACCTTGTTGTTTTCGATAAAATCAATGACCCGAGTCTCGTTATTGGTCTTTTGGACGACACAGCAGGTCATCGCATCGTTGAAACCCAAGTCGAATACGAGGTACAACTGGAGTAGCGGGTCTTGTGTGAGCAAACGAATGCGTTCTTCACGCTCCATCGCTTGAATATCATCGAAGTAGATTGCACCTTCGACAGCCGGGAGCGGCATACCGCCCCAAATATGCGCGTGGCGGATAGGATCGCGCCCGAGCATATGCTGTTCCTCTAGCCGCAGCACATCAGGGAACCACGGATTCTGGTCGAAGTTGACGAAAAGGTTCGCGCAGTCCGGAAGCCCTTCCTTACAGACCATTTCGTAGATTGGGTCGGACTCCAGCACCGGGTTCCAACTCAGCCAAATTTGCGAGCCAGCAGCACGAATCGTCGGGAAAAGCATTTCAAACGACTTTCTGCTAACACTTTGTGCTTCTTCAACCCACGCAATGTCAATGTCTGCGAGAGACTTAATCGAGTCAATGGTTTCTGCTGCCAGACCGCGGAATATAAACGATCCGCCTTTTGCCGAGCGTATTTCGTTCGACAAGATTTCAAACTGCGAGGAAAGCCCAAGTTCCTGAATCTCGTTGACAAGCGTCGCATAAACCGATTCCCGGATAGACAACTGAACTTCACGAGTGCAGAGCACGCGAAGCTTTTCGACCGTCGAGCGCATAATGAGCGCCCGTGCGAAGTTCTTGGTTTTACCCGATCCGCGCCCACCGCGCACGCTGATATACCGCCATTGTGGCTCAAATAAAACTTTGGACCAAGTGGGCATTTGATTACCGGCTTTTTTCACCGGTGCTTGCGGGGGCGCGAGTTGCATTACTTTCCTTCGTAGGGCGTGCCAACGGTGGCTTCGGCCCACGAGACCAGCCCAGCGCGCTTGTGTAGAATGACCGCAGCCGGGCCATCGGTGACCGGCACGCCGCACCAGATGGTATCGACTACTTCACCCATCGGGGTCGGGTATTGAGCGCGAATGATCTGATCGCCGTGCTTTTGAATGAACGAAGCAAAGATTGCCCAGTCGGGCGTGCCTTCCGGGCGCTCATGGGTCGGAGGTACAGCGGCGGCTTCTTCGGGCGGCGGCGGAAGGAAAGGCGAACGACGCGCGGGCGGATCGACGTTGTAATTGTCCTCGAACGGTGATTGAGAATGTTCGGGCGCCATGTGCGTCAGATCGAACGGATTCGCCAGCGAGGGGGCGGCTTGAGGTACAGCGCCGGGAACCCACGCCGGGACCGGTGCATCACTCTTCGGTGGGTTCTTCGTTGCCATTTTTCAGTAACTCCAGTTGCGTAGCGGCCATCTTGCCGGAATCGATAAGGGACTTCAACGTGGTAATGAATTCTTGCAAGCCAACTGCGCGCAGCCAGAGCGCTTCGCGATCTTCGGCCCGTTGCGTAATGAGCCATTGGTTTTGCAACCCATGAAGCATTCCGTTAAGAGACTGGTCGATGATTGGATCGTTCAGCAGATCGGAAATCCGATTGGCCACATGTACTTCTTGGCGCAATGTTTGAATCTCGGCTTCTTGGTCGAAAGGTGTCATTGCGAGTGTCCGCAGTCAGTGCAGTTAAGGTCGGTGATCACATTCGCCAAGTGGCAGCACGGGCAAATCCAGCCGGGCACCGCAGAGCGCGGGCCAGTATAGATTGCATATTGCTGCTGGTAAATGCGCTGTGCCGTGTCAAAAATCTTCTGCTCGTTTTTCGCTTCCCACTCTTCACGAGAGGCCATGATCTACTCCGGGCGGAATGGGATTGGCTCGATTCACCAATTCCACGTATTCATCTTTAGTGAGCACGTAAACGTCGAGGCTCATAATTAGCTTACCTTCCGAACCTTCTTCACGATGAACCAGTTTAGTAAGTCGGGTGCAGAAGTCGCGGCACAGATCGTTTTGCACCGAGCGCTCCAAGTGCTCACGCTGAATGTCAGCACCGGCAATATTGGCACCAATGACCCGATGGCTGAAAAGGTGGATGCCGGGTAAGTTTTCAATGTGGGACATTTGTGGAGTCTCCTATGTGCCACCAAGTTTTAGACCAATGCGCCCAGCGGGCTTTGATCGGAAGCCCGAGGTAAAGGCGGGTGAAAGTGGGCGAGTGGTAGAAAGTGAGAAAGTATCCACCCTCGTTAAAGTTTATCGGTCGAGCGCAGCGAGCTAGTGGATTCATTTCTGGTTTCTCACCAATTGCCAATACTGTTCGGGCGTGAGTGCGAAAAAGTCAAGCTCACAAATAATCACACCGTTGACCAGTTCGCTTGGTCTGACCAATGGCACCAAATCTTTTGAAACCTGCTTGGCGAGAATCTGGTAAATGGAAGCTTTAACCTCGTCAATCCGATCCGGTGGAAATTTTGACAAATAGTGAGTCGAAACCAGGCGGTCGGCGTAAATGTGGAGAGCGGCAAGATCGGGGACGTTAGTCATAGTTGGTTTTATTCCCACGGCTTTTTGAAGACGGGCACTTGCAGAGTGCGGGCTTGCTTCTCCACCACGTCCGTGATGGTATCGGACCCGAAAGCCGGGCGCCCGAGTTGAGCATTGCGGAAAGGTGAGTTGAGAGCGCTAGCCACAGTGGTATTGGCTTGCACTTCATCGGCAGGTTGCACGGGCCGCTCAGTCGAGGCGCCAGCCGAGACCTGGGGAAGTTGGCCGACGAACTCGATGATAAGTCGGCTCTGAATTTCACCACCATCGGCACCGGTGATTTCTTGCACTTGTTTGGCTTTACCGAAACCGCGATCCAAGATTTCGGTGGCGGCGGAAAGTCGGGCGGTCCACGGAGCGCCTTCGTCTTCCATCGCTTCAACCAATGTGGCAACCGCGCGCAGCCCGTAGAGTTGGGCGGTCTTCATCAGTTCGAACTTCTTCTGCTTGTTCGGAGTACCCTTCTGGCGGCCACCGGTCTTCTGGCGCTTTGCCAGCACGTCTTCGACCGATTCCTCGTCGCCATAGGAAGGCAGGAGTCCGTCAGGGCTGAGAACCTGGTTATCTGTGGAATTAGTCATGCTTCACCCCGCAGTCGAGCGAAGCGAGATTAAAGCAAAGTACTTGATTGTCGGTGGAGTTGGTCATTGTCGCTAGCTCACGCATTGAAATAGAATGCGCCTAGCATAGCATGTACTTTCAGTTGTACACTGTTGACAATCTGTACCTTTTAATTTTTATAAAATTTTGGTACGGAAATGGGGATTAGTGCGGGGAGTAAGACGAGGGGTGGTGATGTGGAGGATTTGGTGAAAATTGTGGGAGGTACCCGGCTACGATAAAGGGTACCGGCACAAGCATTCTTTGGTGGTAGGGGTGGTCGCTCTGCCTGATCCGCGCAGCCAGCCAGAGCCGCCCAAGCTGGCACGGCTCGTGCTAGGCGCTAGCTCGCCATCAGCCGCTTCAGGCTAGCCAGCTGTTCCTCATGCTCTTTGATGGCTTGGCTATGATCACCGTAGCCTAGCGATTGGCGGAAGCGGAAGCTTTGGATATTGTTAGCCAAGCGGCGCGCTTCGTGTTCAGCCATCAGCAGGTCGAATGAATTCATGATCTTATCCCCTTCGTCTCGGGCCAGCCCAGCGCCAGCCCATGAAGAGAATTATAGATTACCTATCCGAAAGCGCACGAAGAATTTGAGGAAACAGTACCCCGCCACGCATCAGCCTTTGAAGTGACACAATTCACCGAGCCAGACCGATTGCACTTCCCCTCGCTCGCTCTCGCTGTAGATCGATACCATCGTATCAAACGAGCAAAAGAAAACCGAACCAAGCTTATCCAACGCGTTCAGAACGGCATCACGCTGATTCTCGCCGTACCCATAGGTAACATTGGCGAAATTGCGGTGCGTCAGCTTGGCTACGAATCTCATGATCTTATCCTGTTGATCGGAGCGCTGCGGGCTGCATCGCTTAAAGAGAATTATAGATTAGCGCGCGAAATCGTCTAATCAATATTTTCTATCGAACATTGATAGCCAGCCTATCGGGCAACAGTACCTCTTAGCTATCGCAATCATTGCCTTCGCAAATTCTTCGATAATGCCCATTATGGTAAATAGCTAACGCCTATGGGCTTCCCGTGACCCGATAGATATAATGTTCGAGCTAAAAAGCGCAAGCTGGCATGTTCTTTGCCAGCATACTCTTATACAAGAGTAATCTTCAGTCTTATATAAGAGTAGTTCTGGCATGATTCGTGACATGCCGCTCGCGGGCCTTCGCCTATGCTCTGCTATCTATTAGGCCACCAAGCCCGCCAAGGGGCTATAAACGCGCCGCAAGGGCATAGCATATATTTTCGAGATTTTTCTATTTTTCTCGTGCCTTTTAAACGCCATGATCTATAATTCTATTCATGGATGCAGCAAGCCCGCAGCAGCCAAAGACGAATAGGATAGATCACCATGAAAAAGCAAATCATCAGCAAAGGCATCAAAGAATTGGCCACGCTCTGCATCAAAGGCGAGCACCGCCAACTCTACCTCGAACTGCTGGCTTGCGGCTGCGAAATCGAATTTGCAGGCATCGACGAAGAAGAGCATATTCCGAATGCGACGAAGATGGCGATGGTCGAATGTCAAGGCGTCAATTGGCTGCTCTATCTGAAGGCTGGACGCATAGTCGATAGCGATATGGATTCACTCTGAAAGTCTAATCCGCATAGCGCATGAAACTAATTCGTGCGCTAGACAGATTACACTTCTATAATCTCTACATGGATTCGTATTCGATCCACTAGAGCGGTTGATCCCACTTTTTTGACTTTCAGGAGAGAGAAAATGTTTGCCACCAATATCGCCGCAATGAATGCCGCTCGCAAAAACTTTGGCGCCGCATGGAAAGAAAGCGCCTTTGTGGAAAAAGTGGATGGCGCATGGACGGTGCAAATTCGCCAGCCGATTGACCGCTCGAATGCATGGCAAGCTTGCCTGACCGAAGCCAGCAAGACCGATGTATGGACCTTCCCGAAGGCAAGCGATTTTGAAGTGGATACGGCCGCGCTCGAAGAAGAAGCCGAACGCATCGCCAATGCGCAAGCGAGCGAATCAACGCTCAATGGCAAGCTGTGGGTGCGCCTTAGCTCGGTCGAACGCCCGGTTAAGCGAGTCTGGGCGATTGCCGATGAAATGATCGCGGCAGCGCTCGCGGCGGGCTTGCCGAAGCCCAGCCGCAAAGAAGTGCAGGACGAATGCGTGGCGCGCGGGATCGCTAGCGGCACCGCCCGTACCCAGTATCAGGCTTGGAAAAAGGCGAATGATTCGGCAAAGGCGAATGAGGCAGCGGCAGCGGAGGCCAGCAAGCGCTTTAATTCCAAGTGATTGCGATTCTGGCTGGCTAAATCGGGATCGGATAGGGCGAATATGCTCTGCTGATCCCGATAATCCGAAATCGGCTCTCACGAAGGCAGCGGCCAAGCTTTCGAATGCTCAAAGCCTAGGTACCACATGAGCGCGCGAAAGGCTTCGTGCCAGTAGTGGAAAATGGCATAGAGGTTGCCTTCCTGCTGGCAATGTACCTCGAAAGCTTTTTGCTCTTTGCTCTGCGCGCCGCCACCGGGCTTTTTCATCTCAATGTAAAATGCGTGATAGCCATGCCTAGCCACAGGTAAGCAAAGATCAGCCACGCCCGCTTTCGCGCCTTCCGCCTTCAGCATGCCACCTTGAATCATGGCCGACCGTTGATCGCTACCACGGCTCCCGCCATTCGGCACCGCATAGAGCCACCGCAGCGCCCGCTCGCTCTCCACATACTGCGCCACCGCGGCCATCAACGCTACCTGCTGGCTATGCTCACTAGCACCCGCTAGTCCAGCAGGATCACCCCTTTCTACTCCTGTACCCATTTTTCTAGTCCTCCAAGTAAACGTTTGTACCTTTCAACCACCTTGCCCCCTTGCCCGAATAATTCGCGCCGTTTCAATTGCATACGCTTCATTCGCGGTATCCATAAAAGACGGAAGTTTAGGTAATGGTTTCCATGTACCGCTTTCATCCAGCCACCATCCACCACCCGTATCATCGACGCAATAAAGGTTTGCACCACTTGCTGTCAACTGCGCAATCTTACGATCAAAGCCCATTTCTCACTTCTCCAAAAAGTTAGAAAAATTCACCTATTCTGAAAAATAAATTTGCCTTCGCATTTCGCCGCATATTTCATCCCTGAAAGGGTGAAATGCTATGCGACGCGCGCATAAGGATTAAGACCAGTCTGAAACTCGCTACATCCCTTATCCCATAAGGATTCAGACCGCATGTCTGAAAATGGTCTGAATTGGTCTGAATTGTCTGAAAAACGGTCTGACGATTCAGACAATTTTCAGACTCAGACCATTATATTCAGACCATCTAACTTTGCCAAAAGTATTGAGTACCATCGTTCATAGCGCGCCCAATTTTACCACTTTTATATTGGTAATCTAACGTATTCATCAAAGCCTTTTTCAACTCTCGGGTCAATTCTGGCGGGTTCGCAATCTCCCAAACGAGATTCACAAGGGCGCTTCTAGGGGTTGCGGTTTTATCTGGTGGCGCCCCAAACTTTCCCTTATTTGCAAAGTGGGTTCTTTGCGCATCTAAGGTCAACGCGGTCTGTATCAATTGCGCCCACTCATAGCTATTTGCGTGTTGCTCATTCGCTGCACTTTGTGACTTGGCTCCACTGCGCGGTGCTTTCGGCACTCGGGTCGCTGCTGTTCCTGCATGTTCGGCTTCGCTATAGGTCGGCACATTATTGCTTGCAACCGGCGCGATTCTGCTGTTCACTTGGTCGCGCAAATTGACCACATGGCATGAGAATACATCAACAATTTCCCCGCTCTTTCGGGTGCGCTCACCGATCTTGACTTTCGGAAGATCAAACGGATAATGGGTACCGTCCTCGCCATCCTTCACTTTGTCCATAACAATAAAGCGCGTGCGGCTAATGAGCGTTCCATTTTTCTCGTCCCACTCTTCACGCTTGGCAACCTGCATCACGCCATCAATACCGGCTTGAATAGCGCCCGATCCGCGCAAGCCGCCCGCAATTCCGGTCACCTTATCAGGCTTGGTACTGTGGTGAACGATAATGACGCACGCACCCAACTGATCTTTCATCAATTCGGCAGCTACAACTGCGTCTCCCATATCATTTGCGCTATTTTCATCGGCGCCCGGTATAGCTTTCGCAAAGGTGTCAATAAAGATTACGCCGCCGAAAGCTTCAGCCTGTTTGCGCTGGTCAATAAACTCACCGATCATTTCCTTAGAACGCAAATTGAATTTGCCCCGATAAATGTCGATGCTATCAGGCAAGCTATGTTTTTTAGAACCGTGCATATAAGCATGCAAGCGGTTACGCAAACCATCGCCACCTTCAAGCGCAAGATAGGTCACGCTCAGTTGTTGCGTTTCATGGCCGAACCATTCCCGACCTTCGGCAAATGCAAACATTAAGTCAATAGCTACAAACGACTTGCCGACGCCAGACCAGCCGTAAATAGCATTGACCGAGCGCATTTGAAAAACGTTTTCGAGCGCCCACTCCAAAGGGCTTTCGCTTAAAATGTCGCTGGGCTTTAGGAAATCAAATTTGTGCTTGTAAACCACTGGGGGCATATTCGGCACTTGCGGCATCGGGATACCGGCTGCACGATTCAATGTATTAGCGGTATGCAGTTCCGCATGCTGCAAGCGCTTGGCTTCAAATTCAGCCAACATATTGTTCACGCCTTCAGCCAAGCCCGTTTGTTTTTCTTTGCCGCTAGCAACCATATTCTTTGCAGCTAGCAATGTGGTCATGCAATATTTAGGCCACGATCCGTTTTTGCGCCCAAGCTTGCGACCACGCGGCGAGCGAAGAAACATACGCATTGCCGATTCATCCGGATACTTGCGCTTTCGGGTGAATTCAACAAACAGCTGTACCAATTGTAAATCGCCAACCGATCCGCCTACCCCGGTCGCATCGGTATCTTCAGCATAGAACCAGGAACGAATCTTGTTCTCATTTTTCCAGCCTTTGATTGAATCCAAAAACTTTTGGTCTTCGTCAAGCTCCCATTGCGGGGGATTGTTGATCTGTTCCTGATTCAGAGAATAAAAGTCATTCCCTTCTGACCGATCAGTGGCTGTACCTGCGGCATAGGTCGCATAAAGCCATTCGCAAGTACTAGGCGAATGCGCAATTTCCCGCGTCTTGCTGATAATGTTGCCCGTCAGGATAACGAAGCCCTTATTAGCATATGCCTCGACGCCTCGTTTTGTACCGCGGTTAATATCCGCTGGCAATGCGCCGGTGATGACCACATGGTAGCCATTCCCACTCGATGACTTCTCGACGTAGGTATTCTCAATGGCCCACGCCAATAGCTGATCGCGCAGCGCGGCGTCTTCAGCGCTGATGTTGCTTTCGGGCTTATTGTCGAGGTCGATGATAACGAATGGGTCATCGGGTCTCGGTACAAAGCCGATCACCAAATCTTTATCGCCAGCCCAATAACAAGCATCGCCATAGGTCATCCAATTGGCAGGGTCATCTTTGCCGAACGAGCCAGTATATGGATTGAATGGTATTTTCTTATCGGTCGCGCACATGAAATGCGCATGGTCTCGCATCGCATGGGGGATATTATCCCACCATTGAGTAGCTTGGTACATGGGCTTAAAACTCCAGTTCCTTTCCGGTGAGATACTCATAGAGTCTTTCGAGTCTATCGGCACTAGGTACTTCGGTCTCGCCAATCGGACCTTTAAAGCGATTCAGAAAAGCGAACGACACGTTCGAATGTTCGGCAATGCTAGCGAGCGTTTCGGTGCGGTACGGATCATTGAGCATTTCCCGTACCTTTGCTGCGAGTTTACTACGCGTGTTCATTTCATCCCCTTTCGGTCATAGAGAATTTCGACAGGATTGCATTCTATATTAGAATTCTGAAACTCGCAAATAATAGAATTATCGTGCAATCTTATGAGGAAGGTCTATACTAGAGGCATGGGTTAGGCGATTCCCGCCAGCCGCTAGACGCAGGGGACGAAAATGGAAATCATCGGCTATCGGGTCATGCTAATCTTGGAAACCGGTGAAGTTTGCCGATACTCAGACGAGACCTTCCCGACGCTTGGGCATGCTAACGAATGGCTCGACAACAACGAGCCGAACGAGGAAGTAGTTGCTTTCATCGAAAATGAAACCATCTGAAGAGTCCGACGCCATGTTTCCCGTAAATCAAATTTTCGCACTCGCCCGCAACTACGCGCCGGGTCATGAGTCCGCCATCCTCGCCTATCTGGACGCCATGAATTTGCGCGACCAAGGCATGTTAAAAGAGGCGAGCCGACGCGCGCTGGTTTCGCTGAAGCATTCGGTCGGTATCCTGCACCCGGTGTACAAGCAAGCTACCGAAATGTTCGATCGGGTACACTAAATCACGTTGCGCGCCGGGAGACCGGCGACTAAAATCTAATCTCACTTTGACTAACCGGATACAAAACGAAATGAGCCGCACCATTATCAACTGCTTCTGGAATGGCAACCCTATCAACGAACGCGCAGTATTGGAGTTGTTGGAAATTGCGGCCGAAAGCCAAGGGTACGAGAAAGAGAATTGGTTTAGCGCATGGGCCAGCAAAGGCCGCAGCGAAGAAAGTCGTGACTTCCTGTACGAAGTCAGCAACTATCAGCTAGAGATTGTGGCTAGGGAAATATAAGACGAAAAAAAGACGGCTGGTCGCCTTTAGAGCCAGCCGCCAAACCTACGCCCCGTTTCTAGATCATTTCCTCGTCGCTTGTTTCCAGCGTTGGTACTGCGTTGCTGCGGTGCCTGATGCGATCCCCTGTCGACGGCACTCTTCTAAGACCTCTCTACGGGCCTTGCCTTGCATTAAATCCGCAATATCCCAAACCCGACGCGTGGCGCCCTTGATGCGCGAACGCGGGATAAAGGACGGCGCAACAGCTGTCTTCCGCTCAGATACGGCTGACCCTCTGCTGGTTGGCATCGGCGCAAGCGCATGTTTCCGAGAAACGATAGCGAAGTACGTTCCGCCATCCGGTAGTTCGACCTCATGTACCAAATACTCTTTTTCCCAATCGCCACCGATATAGTTAACCGCGTGACGAACCGCTGCCGATTTGCTCGCATAGAATTTTGCGCTCATGATGGTGTGCCCCTGAATTGAGTAGATGTTTCGGTATTTCCTCGTATCTTATTAATATTTTCTATTAGATTCGTATTTGCCTTGCATGAATTCAATATAGAAGCGAACCGATTAGTCTTCCAATTGAATGATGCGATGGACTAAGCCGATTGATTAGAATTCTCAATGTGCGATATACCAAGAATTCTCTATAATAGATTCATGGTTAGCGAAACGCGCTAGCCCCTGACCTAAAGGATGAAATCAAATGTTCCTCGAATTTGAACTGAATGGAATTCAATATCGCACCGACGAAGAAGCAAAGATCGTTGAAGCCAAGGATGGCGACAAGTGGAACATCACTGGGTCGCTGAAGGTGATCCTGAAGGCGCGCGATGTTGCCATGCGCCACGCGCAAGCTAACGACTAAAAGGATGAAATCATGTTGCTGACCGACGAAAAGCTTTTCCGGATGAAGTGCGCGGGCTATACCCACATGGTAACCTACGAGCGCTGGTTGCCGATGGCTGAATGCTGGGCGCACTCGGGTTTCCCGACGACCGCGGACGCCATCGAAATCTACCGGGCTTGGGGTGATGCTGTTGACTCGGGCGAAATTCGTAACCTTCATATCGCGGAGATTTAATCATGCTCGCAATCGAAACGAAGTACCTTGGACCTACCAACCGCCGGGGTGCTGTGATCCGGGCTGTTGCCAACGATCACTTCATCGAAGTACCTTACGATCACGAACCCGGTGAGCGCGATAACCATGCAGCGGCAGCAATGCTTTTCGTCCGCCAGTATCTGACGTCGATTCCGAAGGATGCATTGTGGGTGGCTGGCGAAACGGAGCGCGGATATGTTTTCGTCTGCACTCTTGGTGATGAATTCAGCGGATACTTCAAGTCATGAAATTTGTTGCCGTCGATTGCGATGTTGTCACGCAGCATTGCGGGCAAATGCGGGTTGTAGCCACATACCGCAGTCGGATGAAAGCCCGCGTAGCTGCTGCATTCCTTAACTTGCTTTGGAGCGAAACAAAATGTACGAATCCCTGACATTCATTGCGGCCGTTTATCTGGCCTACCTGCTGGCATGAGCGCCATCGCCTACGGGCTGAAATTCCTGTTGATGTGGGTAGTCTTCGCTGCGGTGAAGGCTTTTTGGAACTATCTTTTTGATAGCAAGGGGCACTAAATCTTCGTGCGTTCCAGACTGAGTCAGCTATAATAGATTCATGGATGCAGAGAACGCGCCCAGCCCCGAAGCGGCTAAATCTCGGGGTCAATTAACCGACTAATAGGATAAACATCATGGAAAAGATTTTCGGCCGTATTCAAAAAATGTTGAATCTCGCTAACGACCTCGCAGCAAGCGAAGGCGAGCGCGATAACGCTTTGCGCATGGCCTATAACTTGATGGCAAAGCATAACCTCGACATGGCAGCAGTCGAGGCACACGGCGAAAGCAAACAAGAAAAGCGCATTGACTTCGAGAACCAATCGTTCTCGTGGCAGTGGGCGCGACAGATCAACAATATCATCGGCGACCTGTTCTTTTGCAAGGTCTGGTCCAGCAAGGTCAGCACTAGCCAAAACAAATTCCATTTCATCGGACGCGAATCCAACGCGATGACCGCGGCTGTGATGGCTGACTGGATCGTTAAGTCAATCCTGAAGGAAGGCCGCAAAATGTACGGCCAGAATACGGCACCGGGAACCCGTAGCTTTGCAGTCGGCGCAATGTACGCCTTGCATGCTCGGGTTAAGGAAATCAAAGCCAGCCAAGCGGCAGCAAGCGAGGCAGCGACGCCCGGCACCGCTCTGGTTCTGGCATCCTTTTATGATACCGAGGCAGCAGCTAACGAATTGATGCTTCCGGAAGGCTTGCGCTACCGCAAAGCCCGCGCCAGCAGCGTAGACCATGACGCTTTCAATAAGGGTCAAGATTTTGGCAACAAGATCAATCTGAGCAACCAAGTCACCGAAGAAGCGAGGAAAATCAAATGAGCGGAATGTACAATGCACATGTGGATAAAGTGCTCGGCTACAACGATAACTACCGCTCGACGCCAGACTCGCGCGGTATCTACATGCTGATCTACAATCAAAACTGGGAACCGCGCAAGTTTTTGAGCATGGAAAGTACTGCCCTCGTGATCGAATCCCCTCGCACGCAGGGTATCGCCAACGCCTGTGACGAAGCATATTGGGCGATTGAAAAGGCGATGCACCGGTCCCGCAAAGCGTAGTAGAGACGACAAGATTCTTGGTGCGGTTTAAACGCTGCACCAGCATAATAGACCTAACGATTAACGAGGACGAAAACGAAATGAAAAAGCTTCTGGTGGTCTTGATTCTTGCGAGCGCTGGCGCCCAAGCCCAGACGCATGCGCCCAGCCCGGATTACTTGATGTGTAAGGAAATGGGCGACGCATCGGCACGCATCGCTAGCGCCCGCAATGCAGGTTGGAGTGCTGAACGTGCCCGCGTACAGCTGGAAAAGGATGCTGACGGCGACAAGGCAATGATCGACTGGACGCAGCGCATGGTCGTCTATCTTTGGGACCATCCGGCCGTGACACCAACGATGGCGAAAGCTTGGAGTTTCCAAGGTTGCATGCAAGCAGTCAACAACGATATTCCGACTAACTGACCACAAGGGATGAACATGAGCACAGCACCGCGCAAGACCCCGAATAAGCTTCAAATCGTCGAAGGCTACAAACTCTGCGATTGGCTGACGCGTCACAAATTCATGCCGAACGAGACGTACCCTTCGCTTGCGGCAGCAGCGGGCGCCGACCTCGGTATTCCGAAGATCAGCGCAGCGCATGTTTCCGAACGCATGCGAGCACTCGACCTGAGCATTCCGACGAGTGTTGTTACTTCGTATTCGGCTGAATACGTCGAGCAACTGCGGGGTGATATTCAAGTGCTCGCAAAGCTAGTAATGCAACTGGTTCTGCATAGCACCGCGGGCTTTGCGCGGGACTTGACCGAACGCGCCAACGACCTCGCAGGTAACTGATTTTTCCAAACCGGCCCCGCGCGGACCAGCGGGATTCAAACCTTAGGAGTAGTACAAATGAAAAAGGCAATTCTCGTCGTCGGTACCTTCGCAGCATTCGCTTTCAATGTCGCACAAGCGGCTGACTCGTTCGGGATCGGTGGCGGTTTCGCTGCGTCGGTTTCGGTCTCGGGTGGCTCGCAAGCAACCAGCGGCACGAACGGTAATGGGTACAGCAATCAAGCAAGCAACAGCGTCGGTTCGGGCTACGCTCAGTCGGGTTCCAGCATGATCGTGGCGGGTGGATTCCTTCCGGTCGGCTTCGGTGGCATCGCTGGTGCTGGCGGCTACTCGGCAGCTACGGGCTTCGGCAGCAGCCAGACCAACAGCACGTCGAATGGCTATACCCGCGGTGACGCATATGGTTCCGCAAAGGGTGGCGCTGGCGTCGATTACTCGGCCACGGCGTACAGCTACATCGGCGGCGCCTACAGCTACGCGCATTAAACCATCGGGGCGAGTCTTCGGAGTCGCCCCAGCCAACCAGACCAGAGAGATAAAAATGAAACGCGTTCTTATTTTGGGTGCACTGCTCATTTCGACCGGCGCATTCGCACAAGCAACATCGACCGCCAATCAGACGAGCCAGAGTCAATCGGTGGCGCAAGGCACGATTCAGTTCAGCCAATCGCCCGAGCATACGGAAGCGACCGTGCACAACGTGAGCGCTCCGATTCTCGGTGCCTATGCTTCGTCTTTCTCGCAATTCAATTGCGGGCAGACCACCCAAGGTGGCATGGCGGTTGCGGGTTTCTCCGCTGCATTCGGGTCGTCTAAAGATCAGAAGTCGTGCGTGCTTGAAGTCGCGGCAGCGGAAACCGCGCGCCAATCGACCATCACGCCCGATGCAAGCGAGGCGACCAAGCTTCGTCAAGCCGCCAACAACATGCGTTGTCAGATTTCCGGTGAAGTCTACGACGCCATGATTGACGCCGGGCTGACGTGCAGCAAGAAACCGAGCGATCGTATCAGTCGTTCGGATTCGCAGCCCGAGTCGACACGAATTGCGGGCAATTAATCGCAAGTCTGCTATAATAGATTCATGGGTTGGGGCATCGCGCCCCACTCCTCGACTAAAAGGATGATTTCAAATGACCACATTGGTTAAGTATTATTCGGCAGAGATTGCAAAGCCGAACAGCAAGTTTCCCTACCAACGAATCCGCATTCGTAACCGCCACGATCCGGCGCACTTCATCGACTACCGCTGGAAAAAAGAACTGGGCGATGCAATCGACGCGCAAATCCGCTCATTGTACCAGTCGCCAGTTCTGACCGTCGAAACCATGTGGTACGACGCGCATTGGGAAATGTACTTTTTCCGCGTCACCGAAAAGCTCAACTCAGCATTCGGCGCATACAATCGCGCGATTGACCAGACGCAAAACCCCCAACATATCCCGAAGGCTTGGTAAATCATGGCAACCAAAATTCCCGTCCAACAGATCGACGTCGATATGGAATTCTCCAAGCTGATTGGTGAATGGTACAACGCGGCTGAAGCAGCCAAGGGAGCAGCAGCGCGCGAGAACGAATTGCGCTTGCAGGTCTTTGGAAAGCTCTACAGGCCCGATGACCCCAAGCTTGCGGAACCGGGTACCGATCATTTCGGCATGCCGGGCGGCTGGGTGCTGAAGATCGAACGCCGGATCAACACCAAGGTCGACGTTGCAGCGCTGGATGCTGTGAAGAAAGCCCTTGCAGAGATGCAGGTGGACGAAGATGGCGTTGCACCAACGATTGATGCGGCCATAAAATATAAGCCGGATTTCAGCGAGAGCGGCTACCGCGACTTGCGCGATGACGTGAAAGCGCTGTTAAATGATGCGCTCACGCGCACGCCCGGTTCGCCCGGCGTCAAACTCGAGTTGCCGAAGTCGGCGCAACCGAAAGCAACTATCAGGACAGGTGACTAATCATGGCCCGCTTATTGGACGTCTTGCATCGGCAAGGCATGGAACCCCAGACCGACAAGGAATGGGAAGAGTATCAGCAGAAGAAAGCGGAGCGGCGCGCTAAGAATGTGGCTAATGCCGTCGAGTTGCTCACGCGGAATGAGATTCGCTACATGCGGACCAAGGATATTGACGAAGGTGGGCTAGTTCTGTTCACCATCGGCACGATCAAGTATTACCCCGAAGAAGGGAAATGGTACGATGCAGCACAAGATTTATACCGTTTCGGTCTGCGTAATTTGGTCAAGCACTTGAAAGGTGAGGTAAAATGAAGTCTCTTTCTGAATGGCTTCGTGGCCCGGTTCGACATATGATCCGCATCGGCCAGCACCCTAGCCACATGGAATTGCGAGAGCGTAACGAAGCCCGCTTGGCAGCACTCAAAGCCGAACGACGTTTAACCGAGAACAAGGAAAAGCATGAACGCACCATTACCGCCGGGGGTTGCGGCGCCGGAATCACCAGCAACTTCGGCCCCGAATTCCACAACGCCTACGCCAATCGTTTGGTCAACGGTCAAAGAGCAAGCGACCAGCAACGGGGTCAAGACGCTAGTGTACGGCCCGGCAGGGGTTGGAAAGACAGTCCTGTGCGCTACGATGCCGCAGCCGATAGTTTTTATCTCGTCGGAGAGCGGCCTGTTGTCTCTCAGCGTGGGGAATCTGACTAAGATTTTCCTTGGTATGGGAATGGACGACGCCGGTGCGCGTGCTCGTGCTGAAGGTGCAGCCAATAGCCCGGTGATCGTAGTTCGCAATGGTCTACAGCTGAAAGCGGCCTATGATTGGCTTGCGGCGCCCGCCAATCAGGGATATTACAAGTCGGTGGCTTGGGATTCGTCGAGCGAGACGGCCGAAGTGATGTTGAATGCAGCTAAGGCAGCAAAGGCCGATGGTCGGCAAGCCTACGGCGAAGTGGCGGACATTATTGCGGAGTATTTCCGCAAGTTTCGCAATCTCGCGGGAAAGCATGTTTGCATCACGGCCAAGCTCGGCAGCAAGCAAGATGGTGTATCAGGTGCGATTGTCGGCGCCCCTGATTTTCCCGGAAAGCAACTGGGGCCGCAGTCGCCCTATTGGCTTGACGAAACTTTTCGCATCGGGGTAGCGACTGATGCAACGACAAATAAGCTCTATCGTTTCTTGCAAACCCAGCCCGACGCATCGTATGATGCTAAAGACAGATCGGGAATGCTCGAACCGTGGGAGCGCCCAGACTTGTCATACCTGATCGACAAGATTCAGAACCAATCGTAAGCCCCAACTCCTAATCAAAGGACAAACAAAATGCAACCGATCCAATTCAATTTCGACGTCACCAACATCGACCCGTTCGTCGCCGGTAGCGCACCGGTTCCGGCTGGCGCATATGCCGCAGCGATCCGCAACATGCAGGTCAAAGCGAATGGCAATGCAGCCACCGGTCACAATCTGGCGCTGGAATTCGTCATCACCGAAGGTGAATTCAAAGGCCGCAAGGTTTACGAGAACCTGAATCTGTGGCATACCGGCTCGACGCAAGCCGCTGAAATCGCCATGAAACAGCTGTCGTCCATCGGCCATGCGGTCGGCGTGCTGCAAGGCGGCGACTTGACGCTGTTGGCGAACAAGGTCATGATGATCGAAGTCGACTACCAAGACGAGACCCCGGCATCGGTCAATCCGAACACCGGCGCCGAAATCAAAGCTCGTCCGGCACGCAACAACATCCTGCGTCATGACCCGTATGACGCTGGCGCAGCCGCAGCTACGCAGCCGCACGTCCCGGCAGCGCAGCCCGTGAGCCAGCCGAATGCAGCCGCAGCCGCCCAAGCCCCTGCGATGCAAGCCGCAGCCCAAGCCGCGCCCGCAGCCGCCGCAGCACCGGCCCCCGCAGCCCAAGCCGCTCCCGCATTCAATCCGGCAACCGCGGCAGCGCCCGCAACCCAAGCCGCCGCACCGGCTGGCAATGGCGCAGTTCCGCCCTGGCAACAAGGGAAGTAATCGCTCCACGCTCGCGGTGATACAGACCCCGCCAAGCGCGGGGTTTTTCGACTGGAGAGATTATGTATCAGTATACACATGCGCAGGTAAGAGACCAAGCGCGAGAGCAAGAACGCATTTTCGCACAACGTCGACTCGAAGAACAAGAACTGCGCGATCGTTTCGCTATTGCTGCATTGACCGGAATGATGGCAAACCCCGAACTGATGCAGCATATTACCGGTCAAGAACTGGTCAATGGTTCGGCGCTGGATAGGCTTGCGCATGCCGCATACCGCCAAGCTGACACAATGATGAAAGCTCGGGAGAGAAAGTGATCCGTCTCGCCACTCAGACCAAGGAAGCAATTGACGCAGCGATCTACCGCGATCAGGGGCGCCGCTTCAAAGGGTTCTTGAAAGAGCACATCATGGACGTGGGTGACGCCTATGATGATTCGCAGCATGACCGATTCCGTAGCCACATGGGGATTTCCCTATCGGGTCGGGAATGCGCGCGGGAACTCTGGTACAAATGGCGCTGGACTAAACCCGCCAAATTCTCGGGCCGCATGCTGCGGTTGTTCAATCGGGGCCACTTGGAGGAAGCACGCTTTGTGGCTATGTTCCGGACTATTGATTGTCAGGTCTGGCAAGAAGAAGCCGAAGGTCGGCAATTCCGAGTCTCGTATTACGGCGGTCATTACGGATCAGCCATTGACGGTGTAATTCTCGGCATCCCGGAAATGCCCGATGTACCGGTGCTCGCTGAATTCAAGACGCACAACTTGAAGTCATTTAAAAAGCTGGCTGGGGAAGTGGACCGCGAAGGCATTGTGGTCATTCCGCCCGAAGGCGTCAAGAAAGCCAAGCTAGAACATTATGTGCAGATGCAGCAGTACATGGAGTATTACAAGCTGACGCATGGGCTGTATGCTGCATGCTGCAAGGATAACGACGAACTCTATTTCGAGATTGTCGAGTATGATCCGGATTGCGCGCTGTTCTTTCGAGAGCGCGCCCACAAGATCATTTTTGCGGTCGAGGCGCCACCCAAGCTGAGTCAGAATGAATCGTTCTGGAAGTGCAAGTACTGCGACGAGCGCCGGGTATGTCACTTTGGCGACGCGCCGGATATGAATTGTCGAACCTGCGCAGCCGCCAGTCCGCAGACAGATGGAACCTGGTGGTGCAGCACGCATAATGCTATGCTAGATAAAACGCGGCAGCTATCAGGGTGCCCCGATTGGCAGCACCACCCATCATTGTGAGGTTCAAATGGCTCTGGAAATCCAACGACTCCAAGACCGCATTTCGCGCGAGCATTGGGAGAAGTAAATGCCTGAATACGTAGCCACAGATAAGCCCCAATGGTGCTATACCAAGCCACCGTATACGCCGGATACCAAGCTGCAATTGCTGACCATCGGCGGAATGTGCGTGACCGGTAATTGGCGCGGTCGGGTCGGGGAATACTTTCTTGCATGGGCGCCGCTCCTGAAGCGTGATAAGCAAGTCGAACGCGAAATCTTGCAAGGTGAAAAGGATAACTAAAAATGCTGTTGAAGCCGCGCGACTATCAGGATTTCGGCATCCAAGCCACGTTCGACTATTTCCAAACGAATAAGGGCAACCCGCTGCTCCTGTACCCCACTGGCACCGGGAAGTCTATCATTGTTGCGGGCATCTGCGTTAAAGCGCTGGGCTGGTATCCGCAGACCCGCATCATGATGTTGACCAAGACCAAGGAATTGGTCAAGCAAAACTACGACAAGCTGAAAATGGCTTGGAGCGATGCGCCGGTTGGTATCTTTTGCGATGGGCTTGGAAAGAAGCAACACCATTATCCTATCACCTTCGGGTCAATCGGATCGGTCTATAAGATTCCCGAGTTGTTCGGATTCATTGACTTTGTCATTGTCGACGAAGCGCATGAAATCAGCCCGAGCGACGAGACGATGTACCAGAAGTTTTTCAACGGGCTGAAGAAAGCCAATCCGAACTGTAAGGTGATCGGGCTGACGGCCACCGGCTATCGGATGAAACAAGGGAAGCTGACAAATGGTGATGGTGCTATCTTTAGTGACGTCGCGGTCGATTGTACTGGTCTCGACGCCTTCAATTGGTTCTTCCATGAGGGGTACCTTGTGCCGCCGATCCCGCGTCCGACGAAGGTCGAGTATGATCTGTCGAACGTCAAAATTCAGGGTGGCGAGTACGAAGCGAAAAGTCTTATGGCAGAGGTCGACAATCAAAAGAAGAATGAAGCAGCCGTCATCGAAATGTTGGAACTCGGCAAGGACCGCCGATCAAAGCTGGTATTTGCCAGCGGTCTAGAGCATTGCAAGCACCTTGTGGACATTCTGAAGTATTACGGGCAATCGGCAACATGGGTTGCGTCTGTAGGCATGACTTCGGCTGAGCGCGACGCCAACATCGAAGCCTACAAAGAGAACGAATTCGAATGGATGGTGAACAATGGAATTCTCACGACCGGCTTTGATAAGACAGACATTGATTTCATTGGAATGCTGCGACACACGCTCAGTCCCGGTCTTTGGGTCCAAATGCTCGGTCGCGGTACCAGACCTCACTACGAGCCGGGTTTTGATCTATCCACAAGAGATGGCCGACTCAATGCAATTGCGGCAAGTCACAAGCGGAATTGTATGGTTGCCGATTTTGCTAAAAACGTTACACGCCTTGGGCCTATTAACGACCCGCGCGTACCTGAACCGAAGGAACGAAAACGTGAAGGCGACGCTCCGGTGCGTATATGTGACTCGTGTGGCTGTTATAACCACGCGTCTGCCCGAAGCTGCTGGAACTGCGGATTCGAATTCCCGCGATACCTCAAAATCGACGAGACGTCGAGCACTCAGAAGCTAGTGCGAGAAGCGCCGGTGCTGGAATTGCCTGAAGTGAAGGAATTCCCGGTGGATCGCGTTGCGTATCAAATGTGGCATAAGACCGGAAAGCCTGACTCCATTTGCGTGACCTATCACTCTGGTTCGAAAACGTTTCGGGAATGGGTTTGCTTGGAGCATGGCGGCTATCCGGGCCGGTTGGCGAAGCAATGGTGGAAAGCTCGCGCCGATGGAGCGGTTCCGCCAGAGAGTACCGAAGTCGCGTATGGGATCATTAACAACCTGAAACAACCGCGGGCTATTGCGGTAATCGTGAACAAGCCCTTGCCTGAAATCCACTCACATATATTCTGACTATGACTAATCCATTGCCCCCGACCGCCCCGCTGGTCTACAAAGCTGGTACCACTCTCGAAGAACGGGAGAGAATGCGCTCTGAACAAATGCGCAAATCGCAGAAAGCGCTGGTTGACACTTTCACATGGGAGTGCTGCTACAATTGCGAGCACTGGAATAACCGGGAAGGGTTTGAAATTTGCGAGAAGTATAACATGCGCCCACCCATTCTGGTTATCACGATTGGATGCACAGACTTTAGCGCTGGCATACCATTCTGATAGTGCGCGCCGCACTTGGTCTGCTATAATAGAATCATTGACGAACGGGAGAAACCCAAATGCTTATCCTGATTGACCGAGATAACCTGAAGATGGTAGCAGCGGCGAGCAAAATGTCGCACATGATGCTGATCGAAAAGCACCTGTTCCCCGATGTATCCACAGAGATTGTAGATAGTCAGGATGGGAAGCTCTGGACCGTGTTCACCAAGGAAGAAATGGCGCGGCTGTACACGAATATGAGCGGGCAAGAAGCGCCGGATTATCCTGTGGCTATTGAGCAACTGCGCGCCTATTCGGCTGGCTGGTCCGAGTACCCGACCAGCGAAGAAGAGTTGGTGAAGCTTGACGATGCGCAAGCGATCCCGGGTCCCTTGTACCCAGCAGAAGCTTATGACGACTCACCGGGGAACCCGTTGGCTGGTTTGCCAGCAGAAGATCGCGGGTACGAGCCTCTTGATGACGAGCCTTATGTCGCTCCGACCGAAGAACTGGAACCGGACGAGCCGGTAAGCCGTGCGACGCATCAGGCTATTATCAGCGGGGTCGAGGCAGCCAATCAGCAGCAAGGGGTTGCAAAGGTCGAAGGCGGGGCGCCCACGAAGGCGAAAGAGCCGAAGGAGCCGAAGGAACCCAGCGCCCCGCGCAAGCCCGGCGCGACCAAGCGGGTTTGGGATATTGCGGACGCGATCTATGCAAATCGTCCGGCAGAAGTCACCCCGGATTATATCAAGCTGGTGCGCAAAGGCGTCATTGTGCAATGCGAATCTGAAGGCATCAACCCGGGTACTGCGGCGACGCAGTTCGGTAAATGGAAAGCAGAGCGGGGAGTGTGATGGGCTTTTCGAACAAAACCATGCGGGCGCCGCGATGGAACAAACCGCATATCCAACTGATCGACGGGTATTATCGGATCAGTGCGTGCCCTAATGTGTTAGGGGCTGGCTATCTCTGGACCGCCGCGCATGCTTTTATCCTAGCTCGAAATGAGGCCCGCGAGTTCGGAATGGAAGCGCCGGAAAAGAAGTAGAGGTACATCAAAGTGTCTTGCATTTAGACGCTGTTCTCAATTATGATTCATTCACACCAGAGCTAAAACGCCGGTGCCCGAATCGCTCTCACCACAAAGGATTACCATGAACGAAGATCAAACGACGCCGGATCAGGAACAAGCTCCGCAAACCGACAACACGCAAGTCAATCCGGCGCCGCAGCCGACCGAAGCCGAACAAGCCAAGGCCGACAAGAAGGCGCAAGCCGACGCCGACAAAGCGGCGAAGAAGGCAGCGAACGAAGAAGCCAAGCGCGTGAAGGCCGAAGCGAAGAAGCAAGCCGAAGCCGACAAGGCAGCGAAGAAGGCGGAAAAGGAAGCGGCGAAAGCCAAGCCCGCACCGGTCGCCAAGGACGAACGCAATGGCATCGCGCGCCCGCAAGCTGGCGTGACCAAGCAAGTGTGGGACGAAGCCGACAAGCTGTCGCAAGCTGCTGGTGGTCCGGTCGAGCGCGCAGTGCTGACGGCAGCGCTGAACGGCGCAGTGCAAACCGGCACGGTCCATACGCAGTACGGCCGCTGGCGCAAGTATTACGGTCTGTCGGAAACGCGCGAAGCTCGCCGTGCTCGACTCGACTCGATCCGCGAAACGAAGAAGGCGGAAAAAGCCGAACTGAAGGCCAAGAAGGACGCGGACAAGGCGAACAAGGAAGCGGAAAAGAAAGTCGCCGACGAAGCGAAGGCCGCAGCCGCAGCCCAAGCCGCCCAAGCTGCTGCACCCCAGCAAGAACTGCCGGGTACGGAAGCCGACGATGCAGCCGGCGCCGCAGCAACCGAGTAATCGAATCTCGCGCAGAGTAGGAATTTAGCCACATTGGTATTGGCACGGTCCATAGTTCCGCAATCCGTGCCTCCACCGCGCAGCGCTTTGACGCCATGACAACCAATTACGCACCCGGGCGGTTGGCTCTTATGGGCAGAAACGGTAGAGCGCTGCGCAGTGGAATGTTCCACTATCATTCGACACCGGCAATAGTGCCGATCCCTTAGTCGGAGTAGTCTAGTTTCATGATCCCAATCAATAAGCAAGCGCCGGTTAAGTCCGAGCGTTCGGAGAATGGCGACCTGTCGATCCATTCGATCTTCTATACCATCCAAGGGGAAGGGCCACATGTCGGACGCCCAGCTGTTTTTATTCGGCTCGCTGGTTGTAATCTACAGTGTCCTGGTTGCGATACTGAGTACACAGCTGGAAGCGCCTACGAATCAGTCGGAAGCATCGTTACGCGAGCAATCGCTACAATGGGTGCTAGTTACGAGTCCGTGGCTAATCCGCTGGTAGTCATCACGGGCGGCGAACCTTTCCGGCAGAACATCATCCCGCTAATCAAAGGCTTGCGCGTCAACCGGTTTGAAGTGCAGGTCGAGACGAATGGCACGCTCTCGCCGTGGGGCCGCGAACCGATCCCGAAAAAGCACCCGCAATTTGGCGTAGTTGTCAGCCCCAAAGCTGGCAAGGTACATGAAGACCTTTGGCCCCTGATTATCGCGTATAAATATGTGGTCAATGCTGGCTCGGTGCTGGAAAAAGATGGCTTGCCAAGCTCCGTATTGGGCTTGCCAGCCGCCCCCGCAAGGCCGCATGAGGGATATCGCGGGCCGATCTATGTGCAGCCCGCCGAAGAAAAGAACACGGTGCAGTACACGACGAATCTCTACGAAGCAGATGAACAAAAGAACGAGATGAATCTACGCCGTGCCATTAAGTCTACAATGCAATTTGGATATATACTTTGCTTGCAGACGCATAAGCTGATCGGAATGGAGTAAATACAAAAATGAATCCCGTCCAAGTCGCTGCATACTCGTTGCTCGGTTGGGCCGCTCTGCTGACCGGTCTGTACTTCTATCTCAACTAGGAACATCAAATGTCCAAAGCTATCGTTCTGTTCTCGGGTGGGCAAGACTCGACCACCATTCTCGGCATGGCTCTTGCAAATGGCTACGAAGTGCTGGCTCTCGGGTTCGATTACGGGCAACGCCATCTGGTCGAACTGCTACAAGCCAAGAAGATCGCAGCGAAGCTCAACGTTCCGTATGAAATTCTGAATTTGCGCGCGCTCGGTTCAATGGTCTCGTCGGCGTTGACGAATGAAACGGACGCGGTTGCTGACCCGCATTCGCGTATGACCGGCGTTCCCAACAGTTTCGTGCCGAATCGTAATGCGCTGCTGCTGACCTTCGCGCACGCATACGCGCAAGAAAAAGGCGCGGATACTGTCATCGGTGGAATGTGCCAGACCGATTATTCGGGCTATCCGGATTGCCGTCAACAGTTCATCGTTGCTCTGGAAAATGCGCTGAATATCGGTTACCAGACCAACATTCATTTCGCCACTCCGCTAATGTATCTGAACAAGGCCGAAACGTTCGCAGCGGCTAAGGAAGCGGGGGTGCTTGACGAAGTGTTGACCATGTCGCATACCTGCTACGAAGGCGACCGGCAACTCTCGCACGAATGGGGTGCGGGTTGCGGCGAGTGCCCGGCATGTAAGCTGCGCGCGAATGGCTGGGAGCAGTATAAGGCAGGAGAAACGGTCTAATGTATCTCTCAACGAAATCCTACGGGCAGGAACAAGGGCTTTCGTGCGCTTTCCGGCAATGGCGAGCCAACCACTCCCATTGCCAGTTGGTGCATGGCTACGCGCTCGGGTTCAAGTTCGTGTTCAGCGCTGATAGGCTGGACGAACGTGGCTGGGTGATGGACTTTGGCGGGCTTAAAGCGCTGAAAGACGCACTCAAAGCGACTTTTGACCACAAGATTGCCGTCGCCTATGACGATCCTGATATGGGCCTGTTCATGGCAATGGAACGCGCCGGGGTTGCTGAAGTCCGCATTTTTCATAAGGGTGTCGGTGTCGAGCGCTTTGCAGAAGAAGCGTGGGAGATTGCCAACTCCGTCATTAATGCGGATTACAGCGGCGCTGTTTCAGCCTATGGGCTGAAAGTCGTATCTTGCGAGTGCTCCGAGCATGCGGGCAACAGCGCAATCTACATTCCCGAAAAACTGGCTTTTCCTAGCGCATTCCAAGACTAAATGAAAAACGATCTTTTCCCTGAAGATGAAGGTTCCCCGCTTCTGTTCAACCGCGCCAATAGCATGACCGCTGCGGTTGGGCGAGTCCCGAGCGCGCGAAGCCTGAAAGAGCAAGTCGTGCGCAATCTGCTGGACGTTGTGATCGGCGAGAACCCCGAGCGCGGTGGGTTGCTCGAAACGCCCAAGCGGGTCGCAAAGGCTTGGGAACATTGGACCAGCGGCTACCATGTGGACATTGGCGGGCTGCTGAAGGTATTCGACGATGGGGCCGAAGGCTATGACGAAATGGTCGTGCGGAAGAATATTCGCATTTATAGTCATTGCGAGCACCATCTGGCTCCTATCATCGGAAGCTGTACCATCGCTTATATCCCGAATGGTCGGGTGCTTGGTCTTAGTAAGCTGGACCGGCTTGCTGACGCCTTCGCGCGACGACTCCAAGTCCAAGAGCGATTGACGACGCAAATTGCTGACGCGTTGATGGAGCATTTGAACCCGAAGGGGGTTGGTGTCCACATCAATGCAAAGCATATGTGCGTCGAGTCGCGTGGAGTCGCCCAGCATAACTCCGATACTGTGACGTGCGCATTGCGCGGCGTGATGAAAACTGAACCAGCCGCCCGCGCTGAATTTCTGGCCTTAACCAACGAGTAATCCGCCATGAAAGAAGACACCTGGTTGAGCGTGACTTTGATCGCAATTTTGATTGTGGTAGCTGCCGGGCTGGGAATTGCAACCTACGATTCCATTAAGCACGAAAAGTTCTTAGAATCACATGGTTGCGAGCTAATCACTCAGCAACCAACCGGGCGCCGTCATGGTAAGCTTGCAGAATACGTCTATGTTTATGATTGCCCCGATGGCGTGCGGAGTGAGGTCAAATGAATCTCTACATCGCCGGTATTTTCACTGCGAACTTCTATAAGGGGTCGACCGCATATGACAAGCTCAATAATCATGAACAGATGGCGCTTGATTCGGTCGATAACTATCTCGAATCGTACCACTACATTCACAAAGATGCGTTTCGAGACCGCATACGAGAAAGCGGTCGCAAGGTGTTCCTCGACTCGGGCGCCTTCTCTGCTTTCTCATTGGGGGTGGACGTCAACCTTCCGGCGTACTGCCAATGGATACACCATAATTCGGACCTGATCCGATACGAAAATAACGATATGATGGCATCCGTACTTGACGGTATTGGTGACCCATTGAAGACCTATCAAAATCAACTCGCTATGGAACAGCTTGGCGTTCGCCCGCTCCCATGCTTTCACTATGGCGAGGACGAGCGGTACCTAGAGTATTACATGGCGAACTATGAATACATTACCATCGGCGGTATGGTGCCTATTAGTACTCCACAACTATTTCATTGGCTGGACAGAATTTGGGGCAAGTACCTTTGCGATGGGGCTGGCCGTCCAAAGATCAAGGTACATGGCTTCGGGCTTACCAGCACCCCACTCATGGAGCGGTACCCATGGTATTCCGTCGACTCCTCGTCGTGGGTTCAGATCGGTGCGCACGGGAACATATTCATGGACGGTAAGACTCTGGCGTTTTCCTCCCAGTCTCCGAACGCGAAAGTTGCGGGCCAGCATTACGACAATCTCGCGCCGCTAATGTCCCAAGCGGTCGAAAAACGCATACAAGATCAAGGTTTCGAAATCGATCGTTTGCGAGATAATACTTATGCGCGCTGGGCTTATAACGCTTGGGGATACAGCGAGCTAGGCAAGCGCCTGACCACAGAGGATAAGAGGTTTCTCGACCGTCAGCCAGAGTTGTTCGCATGACTAACCAAAGGAGTGTTAGAAGAAATGACCATTGAAACGTGTCCTCACTGCGGCCTGACTGACATTGAATATTCGCGTACTTGCCACAACAGCGCCTGCTCTGCATACGCACGAGAAGAATCGTTCTATCGTGGATGGCAGGACGCCACCCCGCAAGCCGAGTGCGCACCGCGTGAGGCGCAGCCGGTAGACCAATGGCTCCGTGATCTTCGACGCGCTCACGAATATCTCGACAAAGGCAAGCCGTTTTTCACCGGTAAAGATTGCGCCGAACTTGCAGACTTGATTGAAAGTCTCGCATCCCCTACGCCTGAGCGTGCGCAGCCGGTGGGGCCGAGAACAACGCTCAACTATGACGGCACTTTTGATACCCCGTGCGCTCATTGCGGTGGGAACGGATGCTTTGCTTGTCTTAAAAGCGCCGCCCCTACGCCTGAGCATGCGGACGCCGACACAGCGGGGGCGAGTGAGCGCGACGCACTGAAGCAGAAAGGACTTGACGATCATCTGCGCCGCTTGCAACAAGACGGGATGAAATCGGAAGAGCGTGCGGACGCCGAAAAGGATGCGGCGCTGACGGATGCGCGGATCGAGCACGAGATTGAAATATCAGGCGGGTATTGGGTTGACGGCGAATTCAGAATCGATTGCAAAGACTTAATGACCCTTTGCCGCGCAATCCTTGGCCGCTAAGGAGAAGAAATGACAAAAGATCAAATACGCACAATTTTCATGCAGCGTGGCTTCACGATCAAAGAAGGTCAAGATGACCTCAAGGATTACGTGTATGAAGCCGCAAACGACTTGATCCGCGCGCGAGACGAGGAAGCCCGCGCCCTTCTAGCCGATGGTGGCAAGGGTGAGGCGCAACCGATCGACATTCTGCTTGATCGGCTTAAAAGCGGAGGCGATTACACGACGCCACTCACCACCCCGCAAGCCGAGTGCGCACCGCGTGAGGCGCAGCCGGAGCCGGAAAGCGCTTGCAATCCCGCCGACATTTGCGCCGGTTGCCGATGCGAGTACAGCCAATCCGCCGCCCCTACGCCTGAGCGTGCGGACGCCGAAACAGCGGTGGCGTGGCAGCCAATTGAAACAGCGCCGAAAGATGGGCGCATGTTCTTGGGGTGGGTGAACGCTGTTCAATATGGCGAATCGGACGAAGGGCGTCAATTCGAGGCGGACGTATCCGATCACGATTTCTGTCAATGGCGCGATCATGGCGGTTACTTCGAAAACATGATGGGCCGAGTCGGAGACGCATCGCACATCACGCACTGGATGCCGCTACCGGCCGCCCCTAGCACAGCAGCAGGCGCGAGTGAGCGTGCGGACGCCGACACAGCGGGGGCGTGGACTTACGATCAGGTCGTAATGCTTTGCGAAACTGATGGGGTGCCTCTTCCCGTCGATTTTATCGAATGGGTCGCAGAGAAAATGACCAGAGCAGCAAACGAAGCGTTTATTGCAGCAGGCGCGAGTCAGGAGCGTGCGGACGCCGGGAAGGATGCGGCGCTGACGGATGAGCAGATTCGGGACATATGGTTGCGTGAGACAGGTTTCGACGAACAAGCGGCACCTTTCGCGATTCTCGAATTCGCCCGCGCAATCCTAGCCGCGAACAAGGAGACGCCTGAGCGTGCCGAGCCGCGTGCGCTGACGGATGAGCGAGCAAAGGAAATCGCGCAACAGGTTCACGCAGAATGCTCGCGGATTCCGGGTGCGACGTTCTATAACGCGGCGATGAGCGCCATCGAGCAGGCAGTGAAGGAGCGCAAATGAGCAAGCCGCATAACCACTACTTCAAGCCGTGCCCGTTCGAGTCGATCGACGTCTATCGCGTGCTCGACCTGTTCGCTGTGACCGATCCGTGCCTGCAACACGCGACGAAAAAGCTGCTCGTCGCCGGCGGTCGCGGTCACAAGGGCATCGAGCGCGACGTTCAAGACGTGATTGACTCGCTCGAACGCTGGAAGGCGATGCGCCTCGAAGAAACCGCCGCAATATGCGCAGAGCACGAGCGCCTAGACGCTCGCGACCTCTAACCGATACTCTGCGTCATGCGCTCGTCATCCGACCGGATGGCGGGCCGTTTGCGCGCTAGAATCGAATCTCACGCCCGCCAGGGCATCACGAGAGAGACCATGAAAACGATAATCGCCGCAGTTCTCGCCGCAGCTTCGCTCAACGCGCACGCCGTCATTTACAGCCCGCCCGATGAAAAGTGTCCCGATGGCGTCATCTGGTCCGATGGCATGCGCTCATGCCGGCATCTCGACGAAGAGCGCCAGCGCGCGAAGATTTCCGAGGCGAACGAGCGCTATGCGTCGAAGCGGATTCAGAGCATTCCCGGCATTTGCACAGGTGACGATTGCAATCACGTCGTCAAGATTCAGCATTGGGACGCGCGAACCGGCGCGATGCTGAACTAACAGCGAAAATAGTTATTGACTGTGCCATCTCTCCGTGAGAGTATTTGTCTCACGCGCTGACCGCAGCGCAGAACCGGAGAGATGAAAATGAACGCAAACCAAATCGCATACGACGCAGCGCTCGACACTTTCCGCGCAGCTTCGGCAAAGTTTCGCGCCGTGACCGCGGCATACCGCGCGCTGGAAATCGGCGACGACGAATTCTTGGCAGCAAAGGCGGTTTTCAACGCAGCCCTGGCAGCGAGCGACGAAGCCGAAGCGATCTACGTTGCGAACTACGTCGAAGAGGCGGAAGTCGAAGAAGTGATCGAGTCGACGCAAATCGACCTGTTCGCTTAACATGACCCGCCTCGCGTACTACCGCCACCTTCGCGCGCAAGGGTTCGCCGCCCTTGACGCGTTCCGATACATCAAGCATTGGAGCGCGTAGGAGAGCAGCAGCGCGCCCCGACCAAGTGCGGGCGCGAGCACCACCAGCAAAGGACCTCGCGCGCGTCACCGGGTTAATTCACCCGCGCGAAGTTCGTTCGTCCGTGTTCACCATGCAATTTCACACTTGCCGCATCGTATGCGCGCGCAGCTTCAATCTCAGTCGGAAACAAGCCCAAATATTTCGATGCGCCATCGCTTCGAATAAGAACCTGCCATTTCCTTCTGCCTACGTGCCACGAAACACCCTTAAATCGGGACGTCGCATTTTCGAGCCGTTGCTTCGGCAGGTTCTTCATGTTCTGACCGTGCGTCACGATGCGGAGATTCGCCCGCCGGTTGTTCAGCGGGTTTCCGTCGATATGGTCGACCTCATCACCTTCGCGCGCGCCCATCAATATCCGATGCAGCGAGAGCGTCGCAGCCTTCCCGTTGATCCGCTTGCCATACACGACATAGCGACGCCCATGCATCAGGCGCCAATTGTGCGCGAGCATCACATGATCGTCGGCGTCATCGACATCGACGAGCATTCCTCGAACGTTGAACGTGCTCACTCACAATCCCCCGAAACTAATTTTCCCGCCCGCACCACCTTTCGCGTCGAGCGGATGCGGTCGAATCACGATCGGGTAATTGCGCATCGCCTTCACCTCTTCGCGCAGTTCCCGCACCTCTTTCAGCACGTCATCGAGCGTTGTCGCGGGTTTCATCAGCACGTCGTCGCCTTCCATCACCCAAACCTCGCAATGCGCATCCCGAGAATGTGCGCGTAGTCCCGCATGTGGCTCAACTGAACGCCGAGCAGGTGACGATCGATGTCGCCCAGGTCGCGATATGCGCCGCTTCCGAAGAAATCGCAGAGCTTGCCGATCCGCGCGTCGAGTTCGGCTTTCTCGTCGATCACGTGTTGTTGCCAGTCGGGGCGGCACGCGCCGCACATTGAGCGCTCGGCACTCATGCAACGCGGTTCGCTCGTCGTGTCGACCAACATCGAGAACCCGGCTTCGTCCATCATCTCTTTCTCCGAACAGCGAAAACGGCGATTGACTGTGCAAATAGAAATCCCGACCATGCGGTGCTTTGCAGAGGGTCGGGACGTATTGTGGTGAGAGTCGGTTTCTGCCCATCGAGCGAACCGGCATGCGCGGGTTCGTTGTATGGCCGACCCTCACGACTGGCGCCTATGAAGACAGGGTTAATCTCAACCCATACCCTTGTCGCCCTGGGCGCAGACTAAGCGCCATGCGTGAGAGTGCCGGTTACAGCGCGGTTCCGGCGCCGGCGTCCCGTCTGACACACTGGTGCGCTAAACATCGCCGCTGCCTTTCGGCTACTACGGCAAGCGTTGTGCCGCGACTTGGTGAGCAGGTAGGGAAGGGAACGCAGAGCGGCGCGCGACCTTATCGCCGCGGTCTTGACAGAAACCCGCACGGCGGAACGTCTGAGGCCGTCACTCGCGCACTCACGCGCCGCGCCCCTTCCCATGATCGATTTACCGCAGGAACTTCACGATCGGCAGCACGACCAGCGACAGCACCCCGACCGCGCCAGCGACCCAGGCGGCGCCGAGCGCGAGACCGATCACCAGTTCTTTCGCGTGATAGAGCGCGGCCGATGCGCGGCGGATTCGAATTGCTTTCATGCTGCGGTTCCTTCTGTGATCGTCACGCACTCGCCAGGCGCTTTCGCCTCGCGGATATGCGGCGCCTCGCGTTGCAGATACTTTTCGTCGTATGCCGGCTTGCGGTCAGGTTCGCCGCTCGGCTCTTCGTCATCCTTCGTGGGCGCGATCGCGAGCAGAACGTGTTCGGCGATGCGGCTTGCCGGCCCGAGCGCGCGCGACACTTCGAGAGGGTCTGATTCGCCAGTCATGACGCGCCTCACAAGGCCAGTCATCGCAGCCCGGTATTGCATCGTGTGATCCGCCCAGGCGGGTTCGCTATGCCGGCCGGTGTCGATGTGCCACTGTCGAACGACTTCGTGAAGGATTCGCGCGCATGTTCCCGGTGTCATCTAAGCCCCTTGCAAGGTGTGAGATGCAAGGCATGCCCGAATGGCACGGCGCCAGTCGTCGGATACCCTGCGAGATGCAGAGCATATCGTATCATATCCGCGAGGTAGTTTAGAAGCGCATTTTTCATCGGGTTTGCCCTATCGAATCACAGTTAGATATTCTGTTGACTGTTGGCATCTCTGCACGATATGATTCACTCCATCGAATCAACGCCCGCAGAGAGGAACCGAAAATGACGCTGAGCTACTATGACGACTTCGACGCTGACAATTACGACGAAGAAGAGATGACAGACGAAGAGCGCCGCGCAGCACGCGACGAAGCGCAAGCCGATCGACACTTTGCCCGGATGGATGACTGATGAACCGCCCGCAACTGAACAAGCTCCCGAAACACCTGCTCGTCGAGCTTCACCGCAAGGTGATCGGCGCCGCGGGTGACTACGCTCGCACGCCCAAAGAGCATTACGTCGACGCACTCGAAGCGCGAGGCACGGCAGAACTTTCCGAAGCGCTCGCGACCATCGAGCGCAAGCCGCGCAAGCCGCAGCAGCGCATGATCGACAAGCGGAACGCACTAGCGAATGCGCGAGAGTTTCACGCAATCGCAAGGGCGCTCGTTTCCTGGGGTGATGACCTCGCCAACAATCCCGAAGCTATCCGCACGCTACAGGCGCGCGCGAAAAAGGCGCTCGGATAAATTCGGCTTGCCCGTCAACCTGGACGGGCTTCCGACCGTTTGCATTGTGATCTAGTGGCATAGACCACGCCGCGCCGCTCCGTTGAGCGGCTTTCGTCATTTGACGCTTGAAACGTCGCGCGGTCGCGCAGTTGAGCGCACCGCCCTTCGGGGAAAGAGCGGCACTTGGCCTTCGGGTCTCGCGCCTCATCACCGCCGCGAGGGGAGAGGGACGCGAGAGAGGTGACAGCGGAGCATTGCGCACCAGACAAAGCGCGAGACCCGAAGGGATCGGTTACGCCGATCAGTCGGCCCGATGTGGACTCGGGACTTGTGTCGCAGCGGGGCAAAAAGAAAGGGGCGCCAGCCTTTTAAGCTCGCGCCCCTTCAAGTACTACCCGGAGAATTCGGTACGGATTACTTCAACATGACAAAATTGTAGCTCCTTGGAACACCCCTGTCAATACCCCTGAGAGATGAAACATCTCCGAACGATTTAATGCGTTGCGCAGTGGCAACGAACGAACTCCCGACGCTCTTCAAGACTTAGCATGCTGAACGCCGCGGCGAATTCCTCTTCGGTCATCACACGCGGCGCCTCGATCAGCGCGCTGTCACTCAGTTGGCCCTTTACAGCTACGTTTTGCTCGCTCAACATTTTCTTCTTTCCTTGGGTCTTGATCGACGCCGCCGCCGACTGAACAAATCATACCTTTAGGTGATTTGCATTACAAGGAAATGATGCGAGGAAAATAACAGTTTGTTACGGGGTAACGGGAAAAATTACCCTGTCTTTCTCCTGTCTTTTCTGTGTTTAGCCGTGCAACTTTGTCCGCAGTGCGCGCAGGATCGCCGTTTGTGCGGCGAGCGGGTCGCGTCGGTAAAAGTCGATTGCGGTTTCCAGGAACTCTAATTCGTCCGCGTCGGTGGGGTGCGCGATCGCGGCGGATTGCTCTGCGTTGCTTGCTTGGACTGGCGCAATCGTCTCCGGCTCTCGTCTCTTCTCGTGCTGCTGATCCATCCAGCCATGAGGGAGCTTTAGCGCCTCTTCCATGAGTCGGGCCGTCTTCGGGCCGATGTTCTTATATTGGGTGTTGATGTGCGACATGTACGCCTCGCGCACGCCTAAGCGCTCTCCGAACGCCTTCATCATGCCTTTCTCCGGTGCGCCTGGGTCGTCGCGCCGAACCTCATCTTTGAAACGCTCGAACAAAACTTTGAAGTTTTTGAAGCGAATTGAATTGATGTCCATTAGGTAGCTCCGGCCGTAACAAATATTATATTTTGGGTCTGATGGGAGGAAACATATCACGCCGGTACGTCAGTTGCAACTTTTTCAATCAGTAATATCACTGTATGAAGGTAATACAAATGCCCGCTTAACTCTCTTTTTGGCTTGCATACTCTCTTAAGGGTGGCTATACTCTCTCCATCGACTACCGGAGAGGGGTGACAAATGCAAGGCCAAAAGAACATGTACGGCGTTCCAGCAGAGTACGACACACAGATTCGAGCACTTCCGGCGCTGACCGCTCACCGGGTCTGGAAGCAAGCCGGAACGCCCGTCATGATGGCAATTTGTGAGGCGGCGGGAGTGAGCTACAGGGGTTTCGAGATGGTTCGCATTGGACAAAAGAACCTCTCGTATGCAAGCGCTCGCGTGCTCCAGTACGGGATTTTTATGTCGCTCGGCGTCGCCGTCGACCTCGATACTCTGTGCAACGCGATCAACTACCGCGAGCACCAAGAAGAATTAGCGCGCCAGGAGTTCGAAGCGGCAAGGGCGGTCGCGTGAACTACTACAAACATCACATCGGCGATTACAAGGCGGCGACAGCGCATTTGACGCTGATCGAACACGGCGCCTATCGGCAACTGCTCGACCTCTACTATCTCGACGAAAAGCCGCTCCCGAAAGAAACCCAACTGGTTTTTCGTCGGTTATGCGCTAGAACCCAAGATGAGCAAAACGCCGTCGAAATCGTGCTGCGCGAGTTCTTTCAAGAGACCGAAAACGGGTGGATGCACAAGCGCTGCGAGTCGGAACTAGCGCAGTACAGCGCGAAGGCGGACGCCAACCGAGAGAACGGAAAGCGAGGCGGGAGGCCGAAGAAAACCCAGATGGTTTCTGATGGAAACCCAAGCGATAGCGAAAGCGAACCGAAAATAACCTTAACCACTAACCATAAACCACTAACCACTAACCAAGAACCAGAAGAAGATTCTCCTTCGGAGAATAAGCGCGTGCCGCGCTTCAATGCCCGCAAATACCTTGTCGACAAGGGTGTTGACGAACAAAACGTCAACGACTGGCTTGCAGTGCGCAAGCAGAAGGGTCAGGCGAACACGTTGAGCGCGATGCAGCTTGCCGAGAGCGAGGCATTGAAGGCCGGGGTTTCGCTGAACGACGCGATTCGCTTCAGCGCACAACGCAGCTATGCCGGCTTCAAGGCGGCTTGGCTGGCGAACGAGCAGTCGGGCGAGCGACCGAGCGCCCATGACCTTGCGCAACAGGTTCAGCGCACAGCGGGGCCGCGCCAGTCGGGCGGGTACGTGAGCAAGCAGGAGCAACTCGAACGCAACAACCGCGCCGTTGTCGAGCGATTCGCAGCGCGTCTACAGGCCGAAGAGGCCGCAAAGGGGAATAGCGATGAAACAGAGTGATCAACTTCGCCTTGCCGCAGTGCTGGCGGACGTGCATGCGTTCTACCGGCAGGATTTTTCCGAGTTCGCGCTAACCGTCTGGACGCAGGCAATGGCGCCGTTCGACGTTGCTGCGGTCGAGCGCGCGCTCGGTCAGCACGCAATGAACCCCGATTCGGGGCAGTGGTGCCCGAAGCCCGCCGACATCGTGAAAATGCTGCAAGGGTCGACAAAGGATTCGGCCAATACCGCATGGTCGGCCGTCGATTACGCGATTCGCACGCGCGGAGACCAATATTCGGTCGTGTTCGACGATCCGCTCGTGCACCGCGTCGTCGAGGATATGGGCGGCTGGATCAAGCTCTGCCGCGTCGACGTCGAGCAGTACCCGTTCACGCAGAACGAGTTCGTGACCCGGTATCGGGGCTACAAGATGCGCGGCGAGGTTCCGCCCTATCCGGCGAAGCTCATCGGCGCACCGGAGGATTTCAACGCTCGCCAGGGGTATCCCGTTGCGCCGCCGGTGCTGATCGGCGACGCCAGAAAGGCGCAACTCGTTTTGCAAGGCGGCTCGAATTCGCCGCGCATCGCATTCACCGAAGCCGGTCGCTTTTTGCCCGCTTCCACTACCCGCGCGAGAGTAATTGCGTTAAAATCTCCTGAGGATATTTCAGCGTAGGCATGCCCAATGATCGCACCGACCAGCATTCAAGCACGCGACGAGCACGAAGCCGAAGGCAAGGCCGATCGGCAGCGCATCGCCGTCGCGCGCTTTCTGCGGACGATCTACCCGGCCGGCGTCACGCGAAACGCCATCTCGCGCGCGCTTCGCCTTCCGATTCAATCCGTCACCGGTCGCGTGAACGAACTGCTCGCGACTGGCGCTGTGATCGAGCCGGGCGCCAGGATCAAAGACCCGATCACGCGCCGCACATGCAAGCTCGTCGCGAGCGCGCCGGACCTGTTTTCATGACATGGGAGCGCCGCGGCGACACGCGCGACCCGATGATCGTGCTCATTGAGCGCGAGGAACGAAACCCGACGTGCCGACAATGCGTTTGGTCGATCGGCAAATATGATTTTTTAGGCGAGGCGATATGCGCACAGAACAAGCCAATGCGGGAACGGTGCGGAGAATGGCGGTCTTTACAAGCGTACATCGAGCGCTCGAAAGCATCTTCGAAACGCTCGCACTGATCGACGCAATCAAAGTGCCCGGCTATTCCGAGTCCGTTGCGCGCTCGACCGTTGTCGATAAGGTCGAATGGTCCGATCGCGTCACAGAAGCCGCTTGGGCGATGCAGGCGATCGACTCGACCCTGACCGCCATCGAGCGCGCCGCGATCGTCGCGCGCTATCACCGCGACCCAGGCACATTGCGCCGGTACGAGGGACGCCGGTGGAGCGCGGCGAAGGCCGACGATGCCGACCAGAAGCACGCGCACGCGCTCGCGCTGCTCAAACTGCACCTGACGCACATGCACGCGAAATCCGAGCTACTCGAAGCCGTGATAGATCGCGAATTCGTGTTCGGCGAATCGTACATGCCGACAACGGAACAGATTGCCGAAGACATGCGCGGCCCGACGACTCAGCGGATTGGCAACGTGCACAAGCCAGCGAACCGAGAGATTGGTGACGCTCACGGCGTTTCGCACATGGCCGTATCCCGCCTCGCGCAGAAGGTCGCGCGCGCCGTGCGCTCTCTCGAAGTGCGGGCGCACGCAGCGCTGAAAGAGCGTTTCGCGGAGCTTGGATTCGTGCCGCGTTAATTTCATCTCTCTCGGATAGAAAGTGCTTGACACTACCTATCCGAGTGATATGATTCATCTCAGCAGCACACACACAACAGCGAAAGGAAACACGATCATGAGCCAAGCAAAAACCCTCCCGCAGTTCAAAGAACTCATCGAAGCCGCGCGCTTCAGCGCAAAGAGCGGCGTCGACGTCGCGAACATGCTCATCGAGCAAGACGGCGCATCCCGCAAGACCCATCAAATCTATCTTCGCCAGCAGCAGGAGCGCGCCGCTGAAATCGAGCGCCAGATCGAGCGCCTTGAGCGCATGGCGACGTTCTTCGAACAGGTGTTCGCATGACCGCCCGCGCGTTTGATTGGGCCGTTGCGATCGCCTTCGGGCTTTTCCTTGGCTACATGGCGGCGAAAGGAATCGCGCCATGAATGACGACGATCGCGAAGTGCAGCAACACCTCGAAGAGCAGCAACGGCAATACCTCGAAACCACCGGAGAAAATCAAAATGAGCAACACACTGAAAGTGTACGAAGCAATTTGCAATGTGACTTCTGATATGTCCCGCGAGGGCATTGCGAAGAACAACCGCAACCAGCAACAAGGGTACAATTTCCGAGGCATCGACGACGTGTATAACGCGCTGTCACCGCTGCTCGCGAAACACAAGCTCGTCGTCATCCCGCGCATGATGAAACGCGAATCGACGGAGCGCACGACGAGCAAGGGCGGGGCGATCTTTTACACGGTCGTCGAAGCTGAGTTCGATTTCGTGAGCGCTGAAGATGGGAGCCGGCACACGGCGCGCACGTTCGGCGAGGCGATGGATTCGGCCGACAAGTCGACGAACAAGGCGATGAGCGCCGCGTACAAATACGCCGCGTTCCAGACCTTCGCGATTCCGACTGAAGGCGACAACGACGCGGACGCGACGACGCACCAGGTCGCGCCGACGGTGAGCGAGGCCGATGCGAAGGCGCACGTTGACGCCATCAAAAAGGCGACGACCGGCGACGCACTGCGCGCAGCATTCCATACCGCGAAGGCCGCAGCCGAAGCGGTGAACGACCGGCCGGCATTCGAGCGGTTCGTGACCGCAAAGAACGAGCGCGTCGCGGAGATGCAAGCCGCGGCGGCACAGAAAGCAGCAGAAACGCAACCCGCTTAAAAGGAGCGAACAAACATGGCTTCATACCAAAAAGTGATCGTCGTCGGCAACCTGGGGCAAGACCCGGAGGTTCGCTATCTCACGAACGGCGACGCCGTTGCGAACTTCAGCGTCGCGGTCTCCGAGAACTGGAAAAACGCGGCCGGCGAGGCACAGGAGCGCACCGAATGGTTTCGCGTCGTCTGCTTCAAGCGCCAGGCGGAAATCGCCGGCGAATACCTGCGCAAGGGCGCGCAAGTGCTCGTCGAAGGCAAGATGCAGACGCGCAAGTATCAGGCGCAAGACGGAACCGATCGTTACGTGACGGAGCTTCGCGCCGACACGTTCAAGATGCTCGGATCGCGCAACGACAGCCAGGGTGAGCAGCCGCGCAACCCGAGCACCGGCGCACCGCGCCAGCAGCGCGCGAACACCGGCACGCGCCCGGCGCCCGCGAAGCAACAGCCGAGCGGCGGCGGATTCGACGAGATGGACGACGATATTCCGTTCTGAAATCGGGTGTTTTTTTCTGTTGCATGACTACCTTTGCGTGAGTATGATTCCGCAAAGGTAGTTCAACCGGAGAGGAAAATGACAACAAGCATCACCGGGTTTGACCCGATCGCCGCCAGCGTTGCGGCACTCAAAGCAAAGTTTGAGAACGTCACCTATGACGTGACGACGACGGACGGCATGAAAGCGGCGAAGGCCGATCGCGCGGAACTGAAAGAATTCCGCCTGGAAGTCGAAGCCGTGCGCGTGCGCCTGAAGGAACCGCATCTGCTCGCGGGCCGCGAAATCGACGATCACGCGAAAACGCTGACGAAGGAAATCACGACGCTCGAAGCCGCGCGCGACGAAGTGATTCGCGCCGAAGAGCGCCGCAAAGCGCAAATCAAAGCGGAGAGGGAACGCGCCGAGCGCGATCGCATCGCCGCCGAAGAGCGCGCGAAGGCCGCGGAGCGCGAAGAGCAGTTGCGCCGCGAGAACGAAGCGCTGCGCGCGCAGATTGAAGCCGCGAAGGCGCTCGAACCGGCGGTCGTGACGGTGCTCGACGACGGCACGTTCGAACCGGTCGCGACTGGCGTTCCGGCCGCGCACGATCCTGCGCTGCTCGACCTGATGGCTGACGACGGCTTTCGCCCGAGCAAGCCGGCGGCTCCTGCA